CATACGCGCGAGGCAGCAGGCAAGTGTGAACTTCCGCCATGGCCATATTCTGGGTTACCAGCACGAACAACCCGAGCTCAGAGCCATCATCGTCATAGATCATCACATACCGCATCGCCGGTGTGTCTGGCGGTTCGTAGTCGAGGCAGTCCGGCGATCCGTCCTCTGTGATATATGGATAGATCGCATCGCACGACATGATCTCATAGATGAGCTTAAAGTCTCTTGTCTCCTCTGCCCTCATCAGCCCCGCCTTCCTGGACCCGACTCGAAGAAGGCATCGAGGATTGCCCACTTCACCGGATCTGTCATGACTATCTCATACACCCTATCGCGTGATTTGCCGAGCCGGTCGAACATGACTCGCTTCCTGTACTCGCCGATACTGCCGCCCGACTTCACACGCTCATTGCTCCAGGTATGGGCTCCGTCATCCGACCAGCGCAGTGCGATCATCGGATCGGATCCCTGTCCAGAGTTCAGTCCGACACCTGCCTCGATGTCGATATTCAGCCGCTTGTTGACTGTCCAGCGCATCTCGTCTGACAAGTGTGGTGCCCGACGCATGCGGCGGAGGAAGTCAGTATAGTCAGCATAGATCCCGATAGACGACGTATAGATGTTGCCGTTCAGACTGTCACCAACCAGGTGCTGCCCGAAGCCGAAGGTATGCGTCCTCGCCCTGTCCGCCTTATATGCAGCCAGTTGTGGGCTCCATAGTCCCCTCTCATGCCACTCATCCGTAGTGACATCATACACCCAGGTCTGGTTGTCATCGGGGAAGTTCATCACATAGAAGGAGTGCCCGTTCTCCTGGTAGCCATAAGCCCACATCGTCGCAATGCTGGTCATTTGACGCAAGGCATTCTCTACGGCATGGTTCGAAATGCGCGAGGGACGGAAGCCATCTGCACGGAATACCATGCCCCCGCCGCGCACATCCCCTCCGATCCAGAACACTGAGTTATCCAGCTTCACTGGGCTGTTCGCTGCGATAGTGCCCTGCTCGATCAAACCGCCAGGTGTCGGCTCGAATGGGAAGTCGGAGGCTCCACTGTTGAAGAAGACCTGTATTGAGCTGCTGCCGAATATCCACAGTTCCCTGTGGTCCGTCAGTATGGCCACGATGTTGTCTGGGTTGCCACTGGCAGTCCCGAAGTCGATCGGGTCCCAGGTCAGCCCGTCATTCGGCGCGGATATGTAGAAGTCCTGTGTGGCGTCTCGGTGCGCGATGAAGAAGCTGTCCAGGAACTGTGCGCTGGCTGGCTGCACATTCGCGATCGGTCCGGTGAATGCTGCAGTGGACTTGTTGAAGACGTAGCCACTCAGCCCGCTTGCGATGAAGAGCTGCGTGGCGTTCTCGGCGATCTGAGCCTGCAGCCCATCATCGATAACTGTCCCGCGCTCTGTGAATGTCCCATTAGAGAAGAGTTCATACAACTTAGCGCCACCGACTGCGAAGACACGATCTGTCCTCGGGGACAACTGCTTGATGGTGAATAGGCAGCGTGACGCTCCACCAGGCAGCGTGCAGAACAGACTCTTGCCTGGAGCGCTGTACAGTACACTCGGGCTCTTGCCGTGCTGGCTCTCCATAATCTCGCGGTAGAGGTTCATAGACCTCTGGCAATCCGCATTGACTGAGAAGCTAGGATAGCTGGGACCTACAAGTCCGTCGAACCTCATTGAAATATTCCCTTTTTGTGCATGCCATAAAGTCCGTTGGCTAGTGCATTCACTAGCTTCTCCTCGACATCCTGCTCTACCAGGCGGTCCGCACCGCTCGACCATGTGATGACATGCAGCACCTCATGGATGAATGTCATTTCTTTGTTCTGCTGACTCAGGTCTGGCCGAATGTGGATCTCATTGTCGTTGAAGATCGTCTCTCCCCAGGCCTCGTCCTTCGGCATCTTGTACGAGACCTTCCACTCCGTCCCGAGGAATGTGAACTTCTTTGGGATCTTCATCGCGCTATATAGAACCTGAAGTCGCCGACCACTGTTGTGCGCTTGCTTGTCGGGTCCTTTGCCCATGCTGGAAGGTTTCCGTCCAGGGACTTGTCGAAGTAGTGAGTCGCGCCGCCTACAGTGTCGGCTGTCTTTCCCGCTGCGACATCCGCTGCAATGCTCATGCACAGCTCGAACCTGTCCCACTCTGGCCTCCCGTGATGCGGAAAGTTAACTCCGTTATGATCGATTATCGGTTGGTCCTTTCCGTTAAACCACGGGAAGGAACTGTATTGAGCTCGTGCAGTGACCACTTCAGCATAGTCATCTGCGCCACGGAACTTGACAAGCAGCCTGTTTCTGATCGAGCAAGCGACCGCAGTGATCTCTTCTGCTGTGCGGCTTCGCGCTTCGCGCCACAGGCAAAGCGCGAGCATCATGATGTTGTACTGTTCGGTCATTATCCTTCCAGCCTTCCCACGTCCACTCGGACGTCTGCTATGTCCTTATTGACTCCGTCGATTTTCCTGAATGCCAGGTCGACATCCTCTTCCACGCGCTGCTTCCATGGCTTGAAGACCTCAGACTTGACATATGTCCCATTGATGGACTTGAGGAGCTCATCCTTGAACTTGTACAGCCGCAATGACACATACAAGGCTACTGCGGCGGCGACCAGCGACGATGCAGCGGTTATCCCAGCTAATACAATCTGTGCTACAGTGTCAGGGCTCATGCGGTCTCTCCGGTCATCCAGTTGAACTCTCCACCGCCCTGCATGAGATCAGGCATCACCATCGGATCCATGTGGTCGACTACATTGCCGGCCTTGATGGCTGCGTAGCTTCCAGCTGCCAGTGCAGCGACTGCAGGTTCGATCTCGGTCACTCCCATGGCCAGGAGCACTGCCAGATTCGATATAACGGCCATCCGGTAGCCCGGAGGGAGCGCCAAGGTCAATCCTATGGTTGCGAACTCGGGGACTGCCACAGGCACGTATAGAATGACCTGGTTGGCCTCACTTGGTATTGGGTAGAGCCAGACTGTGGCGAGAGGACTTGTGCCTGCATATGTCTTCTCGAAGAACAGGGATCGTGGCAGCTCAGAGGTGATAGTCTTCACGGGCACACGTGCCCATTCTTTCAGGGTGAGGATCCGCATTGGCAGCTCGACGTCGTCACCGATTATCAGGTCAATGAGCCCTGCGGCGTCGATCCACATCGGCCTTGCAGTATCCCATGCCCCACCTGTTCCTACCGTGTAGCTCTGCGTGCCAGCGACCAGGTTGAAAGGGCCGACGCGCGAGCGGACGGGAATGGCCAGGCGGTCGATGCTCCAAATGTCCAGCATCTGGTTCAGCTTGCTCAGGCCGTACTGCATTTCGGCATCGGTCAGCGTCTCGCCCAGGGCAAGACTTCCGGCCATCACCGACGCTTCAGTTATCGCTTCGCCTACAGTCATTGTTCTCTCGTTTCCTTGGGCGGGGCTTGTGGCCCCGCCCTGTTGCGGTTAAGTCAGGTCTTCGGCGTCCTTGCCTTCGTCACTGGCTTCCTTTGTCGGTTCGTCTTCACCACCGAGCTTGGAGGTCAGTTCGAGGACAATCTCTTCGACAGCAGCGAGCCGTGAGTTGATGTCGCGATTTTCCGCCAGGAGTACGCGAATCAGAGCATCACTTGCTGCACTTGCTTCTTTCTTCTGCACCTCTTCTTTGGGTGCTTCGGGAACTGGCACGAAGTCTTCACCGAATCCTGCGTCCTTAGCGGACTGAAATTCGACTTCGCTGTTCACTGTCTTGGACTCACCTTTCGGTCCGTACAGGATTTTCGGGAAATGGGAGTGGACATACTTCGGCCCAAAGCCCTGCGCCTTGAACTGCGCGACTTCGGTGTCGTTGTTTGCTACCTTCGATTCGCCTTTGGCGTTGTAGAGGTAGAGGGGATACTTGCTATTCATGAGCATGGTTTCCTTTCAGGGAATTTTGGTCGCGGCCGCGTGGGTTTGCCACGCGGCCGCTCGTCGCTAGTAGAGGCAGGCGACTGGTGCAGTCGTAGCCGTGAACGTTGTCGCAGGCACAATGGTCGGCAGTGTGCCGAATGTACCCGTCTGCGACTTGGCATTAATGTCTACATAGGTCGAAGCTGCTACGAGCTTGAACGCGTCAGTCGTTCCATTGCTCTGCGCTCCGATAACGTAGAATGCCGGTCCTGTCACGAGCCTCGGCGTTGTGAATGCCAAGGTCTGGAACGTATTGGAGCCGCTGACGGTCGCACCTGCAAGTGCCGAGTTCGCCAACAGCTTGCCGTCCATATTGAACAGGGCCCCGATGATCGCATCTGTGCCGGCTACTGTTCCTTCCAGGATTCGCACACCCGTCGCCAAGAAAGTTCGTGGGACGAAGATGCTAGTCTGGTAGATCGTGCCAGCCACAGTGGCTGTGGATGTGCCAAGAGAGGCATAAGCCACACCTCCGATCGGAATGCTGCAGACCTTTGTCGGAACCGGGGGAAATGCGACCTGCTGGGAAGCCTGCTCTTCGATCCATACGCCGCCCTGGCAGTCATAGAACACGCCAGTGCGCACGTTGATGATCGGCAGGATGGCTCCAGGAGATCGGGTGCAGGAGCCTCCGAGTGTGGTAAGCGTGAAGGCCGACTGATAGAGTGCAGCTGCACCTCCTACTGGCCCGAAGTACGCCGTTGTGCCGGCCGCATGTCCGGTGCTGAGCGAGGGCCCATAACCGGGGGAGACGGTCAGCGAAGTGGAGCTGTTCACCGCAGTGATGCGGTATGCTTCCTTGTCCAGGTAGATGACCTGGTCAAGGGTCTGTGTGCTCGCGACGATACCAGTCGTGCTGGTCACGACCAGTCGGGTCGCGCCCACGCCGACTGCATTGGTCAGTGCTGTGTTGGGAATTGCCGTCTGCGCATACCCCTGTGGGACCGCGACCACCAGGGCCACGATCAGCAGGAGTGCGACAGCCAGCTTGTTAAAGATCTTCATTGGTTTGTTCTGCCTCATTGTTAACGGTTGTCGTTTAGGGGCGGCCGCGAAGGCCGCCCCGCTTCCTGCTCGGCCTAGCTCTGCACCCGCGTTGCCATCTCGGGGTACATCGTGGTCCAGCCCCACAGCGCTTCCAACCGGGTCGGTCGCGTGTTGGTCCGGATGTCAAACGCTCGTGTCAATCGCAGCGCGAGTCCGAGGTCCTCGTCGACGATGCGACCGGCCATGTCAATGCCCTTCGGCATTTCGAGGTCGACCATCACCAGGGTGAACGCGTTCTTGTGGAACACGAGGCCCTGAGGAGTCACTGTACCCGCTGCGCCCTTCACAGTGATCGCAGCGTTGTCCGCCGGCAGTGCATTGACAGTCGCGAATGCGCCGACTGCAATGAGAGGCGGAGAGATCGGGAGGCTGGCATTGCCGGATCCGTCGGACGACACGTCGTCGGTCACAACGAAGTCCTGCAGCTGGCCGGTGCTGATGCCGCCGGTCGCAGAGCCAGTCTGGGGCTTGATCCCATAGACGCCTGCGATCGTGAACGTGTCCCCGCGGTTTAGACGAGCTGCAGCAGCCGCCGTCCAACCATCGGTGACGAGCGTGCTGCCCGTCTGGTTCGCGCCGTTGATGAGAGGTGTGCCTCCCAATGGGCCGACCGTGTGGGTGTACACGTTCTGATCCATGGAGAAGTTCAGGCCGAGGGAGTAACCCATCTCGCCGTCTTCGTACTGCTCACGGATCTTCTCGGACGACTGGAAGAGCCCCTTCAAGCCATGCACGAGTGTGGACTGCATTTGCGATCCGATGACTGCGGTGCGTACCTTGCCCCGTCGCGGTGTGCCAGTGTTGTCCAGCTTGACGCCCGCATTGAGGTAGGGTTCGTCGTCCACGGGCACGACTCCCGGGGTTCCGACATTGTTGTAGATGTTGCGGTATTCCTGCAGGCCGGTCGAGTCGATCTCGTTGGCAATGCGGGCGACCGCGGAATCCAGATAACGCGAGCGGAAATTGTCCATCGTGAGGGTCAAGTCGACGTCCGTGAACTCGAGGTCCACGCCGAACAACTTGTCCACCACGACCGGGACGGGCGTCTCCTGGATGTCTTCCACCTGAAGCGCATTTCCGTAACGGCCCTGATACTTGGGCGGCCGTCGAGCGGAAATGACCGACCCGACCTTTGCGCCGGCCTTTGCGAACTGGCCGTCGTACTCGCGGTTCACGTAGCGCGCGAACTGCAAGTTGTTCTTCAGGATCATCATCGACTCCTGAAGGATCTTTGCTGTAGTAATGAACTGATTCATGGTTGCCTTCTTTGTTCGGGCCGGCTATCTGCCGACCCGCGATTCGTGCTTAGCGATGCCGCCTGTGCTCCGTCCGTTCCTTCTCGTAGTCACGGTCGAACTTGATGTGGTCCACGTGACTCGCCTCTTCCTGCTCTGTCTTCGACTTCACAGTTTGAGTGGAGGACTTGACCGGAGTCGTCGGCTTCGGCGCCTTGCTTGGTTTTCGTAACGCCTCATTCGGTTTCACTTCGGGCTTGGGATCTTCGCTGCCTTTCTTGGCTTCGAGTGCAGCGACGATGTCCTCGACCTTGCCCTCTATCTTGCCCATTGCCCTGATCTGCCCTGCGCGGTCCAGTGAACCGATCCGCACGGCTTCGTCCGGGTGCTTAGCCAAGTAGTAGGACATGTCGGGGCCGACCGGCGATGTCAGCATGACGTACTGCATGACTGGAGTTGCGGGCACACTGTCTGGCAGGTCGTCGAACGCCTCGTCCCAGTCTTCGTACCGCGTCTCCGCTACCGTCACGCGCTCGGTGTACTCTGCCTGGATACGTTCAGACTCCTGATTGGTGTCCCGTGCTTGTCGCTCCTGGTCCTGAGCTGCTGCCTTCTCATCAGACTTCCAGTCTGTCAGCGCCTCTACAAAGGCGCCATCCGGGTCCTCGTCATTTGCGAACTGATCCCTCGTTGGTCGCGGCCGACCAGAGAGTGGTTCCGCCTTGGCGGCCCGTGCTGGGTCCGCTTCTGGCTTCCGTTGCGCCGCCTCCAGCCTTGACAGGCGGTCGGTAAGTTCGCGCCGCTCTTCGCGGAGTTCGCGCCGATCCTGTCTCAGCTTTGTGATGGCCTTCTTCACTCCCGTAGGCAGGTCCTTCTCATCGAGGTCTTCCTCGCCCTTCGCTTTGCCTTTCTGAGTTTCGTCCTTTGTTTTGTCCGCTTCCGAAGCGGCTCCGCTTTCGGGCTTATCGTTGCCCTCGGATTGCGTTTCGACTTCCCCGATGAGGTCCTCGTCGTCATCCACTGTTACTGTCTCGGCAACTTCGCCGATAGCCTGCTTGACCTCTTCCACCGTGTCAGTCGTTGTGTCCAGTCGAATCGCCATGAATTTTCCCTTTCACGTTAGGTTTGCGCCGGAGATTCCGTCTCCGTGGCGGTTCCAGATGTTGGTTCAGGCTGCGCGCTCTCGCCCCCGCCCTCTATAGGTCCTGGCATCTGGAAGAGATCCAGTTCCTGCTGAATCCGTGCGACTTCCGCACGGAATACTTCGATGTCGCCCTTCTGCATGAGACCAGCAAGCTTGACCTGCTCCTGCAGCGCCACTATCCGCTCCTTGCTCGCGATCTCCTGGGCCTTCGTCTTTATTGTCTCGTTCGCCTTCTCCAGGGCACCGACCAACTGCTCGTGCTGCGCACTGAGTGCCTGGAACTTCGCCTGCAGCGCTTGCTTCGCCACTTGCTCGTCGGTCTGGTCGTCCGTGCTCTCGAGCATCCCAGGCGGTAGGGACTGCCGCAGCCGCTTCACAATGACGGCAGAGTCCGGCCAGTCCATGTGCTCGACTATGATGTCGCCGATGAGTTTGAAGATGGCCGGGTCTGCCTTCACCAGGTCCATCATCGAGGACACTGCTTGCTGCCGCTTCGTTCCGTCCTTCGGGCCGACGCTCACGACGCATGCGTAGTCGCCGACGGTCATGTCGTACTTCTTCTTCTTGCCGTCCTTCTTGTCCTTGAACATCGCATTAATGAGGACTTGATCCTGCTTCTTGTCGGCTCGTGTGACCGATATGGTCCTCGCTGCATCATAGTAGTAGGGCATCATATCCAGAGCAACCTGGCCGCAGTGCTGTACTGCGCGCCTCATATTGTCCAACCAGTTGAAGTTGCCGGACTCGCTTTCCATCTTGCGGGCGTCGATCGCCTTGCCGGACTCCTGGGGTCCGCGCTGGCCGAGCGACGCGTCGAATATGTTGAAGCCGAGTTTCAGATCGTTGTCAGCCTGCCGGATGGCCATAATCATGGCCTGCACTGGCGGGTCGACGCTGTTCCGCTGTGGGGCCCCTACGAGCTGGCCCCCCTTCTCCACTGCGTCATACGGTAGATATGGCCATGCCTCTTCATTCGCACTGTCCCAGATGGCCTTATACTTTGCTACCTGTTGTGCTTCTGCCACAAACGGCGACTTGGGTGCGAGGGCGATCATTTCGGTAAATGCCGTCACCCAGTAGTTATACATGCGCTGGGCATCACGGTTGGCTCGAACCAGACCCGACAACCGCACCTGACCGCGGATGTTCTTACGCCGTCCCTGAACCATGATGAGCGGAATCCACTTGCCGCCGATCAGCCGGCCCGCAGTCTTATCATCATTGCCGTCGAGAATCTCCATGGCATTGTGCTTGCACCACATGATCTTCTTGCGGGAGCTCATGCGCGTAATCGCCTTGTCGTTCTCGTCCATCAGAAGCTGGTCGTCTGCCGTCAGTTCATCCTCGAACTTGCCGGAGCCGTCGGCCAACTGGAAGAGCTCTGCCTCTTCCTCGTCCACATAATAGTACTCGGCGACCCTGATCGTGCCGTTGGTAACCCAGTCTGGAGCATCGTCTCCGATGCTCATCATGCCGGTCAGTGACGCTGCAGCCAGCTTCGACTTGGGATACTCCGACATATACTCGCCGACTGGCATGTCCTCGACGATGTGCCCCCACTTGATGTCCTTGCGCGTAGGTTCCACTGCAGTAGGGTCTACATAGACATTGAAGTCATTGTCGAATCCTTGAATGACCATCTTCTGGTCGAAGGATTTCTCACTCTCATACTGCGTGACGATGCGGAACCAGCTCCATCCCTTCTCGAGCATCCGGTCGTAGGCCTCGTCGTACACAGTGTCCGCGGTGCTGTCATACTCGATGTGCTTGATGAGACCCTGCTTGATTTCAGCTGTCTCCTTGTCGCTGCCATTCCCTGTTGGGTCGATCTTGATGGAGAGTTCAGCGCTCCTCTGCTCATTGGCGACATGCGCGATCATCGGAAGAAAGCGGTTGATGGTCAGGCACGGCCGCTTCTTGGCTTCACGCTTGCTTCGTACCGTCGGATCCCACTGGCCTTCACCGTCCACCATGAGGACGTCGATCATGCCCTCTTTGCGGTTATAGGCCTCTGCATCGGACGCCATTCTCTGGCGTGCCACAGATTGTGCGAGGAACTTCTCGACGGATTCGGTGACTGTATCCCTGGTCGGATCATCATCCGCGAGGTCAATACGTGCGGTTACACCTAGGCGACCGTCCCGTATCTCTACCCTCTGTCGTACTTTCCGCTGGCTCCTGCTTGCCACTAGGTCTTCTCCTTAGTAGGCATACTTTTTCTTTTTCTTCTTCGCCATACTCGCAGCGAAGTCCCTCAGTGACGTCTTAGGCATACTCAGCATCCCCTTGTTGCGGGCGTACAATTTGTCGGGTGCGTGCAGCGCGATAGCCATTGCCTCGCGCTGCTTCTCGCTCTTCGCGGGCATGCTAGCCTCCAGTTATTTCGGTCCAGGCAAGCTCAACTAGCAATTCGGCCTGCCCTGCCGCACCGAAAAGATTCTCGTTCAGAATGACCAGCCCTTCATTCTGCTTTAGCACGAAGGGGTACTCACCTGCCTCGAGCTCGAGGTCATTGGAGTAGACGGCCGGGTTCGGCGTTGTGATGGTCAAGTTCGTATTCAGCGTCAGTATCGGGTGCGTGTCGAGGGTCTTGGTCCCGGATGTAAGGCCAGCGGCAAGCGATATTGACCCGCGCATGTCCCCTGTGGCGATCTTTGTGTTGGGCTGCTTGATATTCTTCTTGCCACTATTGGGCGTCAATGCAGCGCCTGCAGTATCAGACACCGTCCAGTTCCTTGCAATCCAGGCGTCATAGCGCGGGAAGATGGTGGCTGTCGCAGCAACGTTCTGTATGGCCCGCAGCTTCAGCTTGTCGATTCGAAGGAAGGTATCCGGATCCGTCCAGCGGAGCGAGAACACTAAACTGCCAGCCGCCTGGGTCGCTATGAGCAACAGGTCGATTGACGTCCTGAACTGCCCGATTACTCCGCTGTCTTGAAGTCGTGGTAGCATCTCCTCTCCTTTAGTAGCTTCCGCTCTCGGTTTTCTCTTCGGCTGCGATCTCGCCGATCTTCTTGGTGAGGAAGTCCGTCACTCCCTTGTAGTCTTCGAAGACGAACTTTTCATCTGGCAGGTAGTCGCTGCAGTAGACTTCCTTTTTGCGGTTCGCTGCCTGAATTTCCGGCTTCATGCAATAGCTGCACCGGACTGTCAGTCCGTTCTCTGCAGGCTCGATGTTGATGCTGGAAATGTAGAAGTCGCTCTTCTTCGCTTTCTTCTGCTTGATCCTCGCCGATACGCCGAGGTCGCTCTCTGTCACTTGACTTTTGGCCACTGTTCCCTCCATTAGACTTGTGCTGGGGCAGGGCCCCACTCTTCTTGTCGCCTTAAAAAAGGCTTGACCGTTTCAAATACCTGGCGTCGGTGCTCTTCTGGCACACGGCCGAGCACAGCCTGCAATTCCGCATGCGACCTGATGCTGCGGGCCATCCGTATCATCTTGAGTCGGGCACGGGCTGCTTTCTGACGCGGTTTCATATATCCAACTAGGCCGCTGTGGCGCAGGATTATTTAGCCAGCGTTTTCAATTGCTCATCCAGCCCTGCGCATTGCCCCCTATGACCCATTCGCCAGAACCCGGTACGACAAGCAGTTCTGCCGGCTTCGGGGTCCACTTGCTGATTGCCATCAGACCATAGCGGAAGGCATCCATAAGGTGGTCGTTTCGCTTAACTGGCTTGCCTTTAAGGTCGCGCCGGTACATCCTGTACTCTTCCTGGAAGTACTTGCAGGTCTTGAACACCTTGAATCTGCCGCTGGAGAGGCGGAGCCAGGCCTCATAGATGCCTGCTTCAACGGAGTTGTCTGCCAACTCGAGATTAAGGCCAAGCTTCCGGTATGTGTTCGTTAGTTGCTCGCCATCCTCTGCTTTGCGCTCGCCGTTGGCACTGGGGTCGATATGGCCGAGCATCCACTCGCCCCTCGCCTTGATTGCTCCTGCATGCTCGTAGGGCGATACGCCTCCCATGTAGTGCTCAGACCACAGATAGACTGTATCGGTCTGAATGTCCCACGCCATGAATGCCGCAGCCGTTCTGTTCCAGCCTACGTCGAAGCCGTACCCCCGCATCCAGTGCGCTGGGATCTCGAAGTCGGCGATCAGGATGTCCTCGAGCGAGGCACACTGGTAGATCAGCCCTGATCCCAGGTTCGGTATCCCGCGCATGCGAGCATCTCTCTGGTACTCCGGGATCGTCTTCGCGAGCTCATCACGCATCCCCTTGTCGAGGTGCGGTGCGTCGTCCCATGTCGCGGTTATGACTGCTCGTGCGTTCTTCTGCTCGAGGACTTCCATGCTACTCCTTAGACAACTGGCTTGAGATCATCTTGTTCTTCGCATCCGACCCTGCGCTGGAGCCAAAATAGTACGCCAAGACCATGATTAGGGCGGAGTCCATGGTCCCCATGACGCGCCCGACTACCACACCATCGATGTCCTTCGGCAGGCCATGCCAAAGGATGATCCCCTCGAAGAGCAGTGTGATGCCCACGACTACGAAGGCGAGGATCTTGTTAGTATGGTCCTTGACTGCGACCTCGCGAGCCCTGGCGTCCGCTCGATCGGCATTGTCCGCAGCGAGGAGGGCTTCTGCACTGTTGATGCCAATCTCCTTCATCTTAATTGTGAAGTCATTCTCGATCTGCTTCAGTTTGAGGAATGCTTCGGGATCCACTGCCTGTGCCTGGGCTATCGCGTCCGATATGCCGACGTGTGATGCTTCAACCTTGTCGAGGCCGAATGCCTTGCCGACCATCGAGGCGACAATGACTGCCGGCGGTCCGCCTATGCTCGCCGCTGCAGAAATGAATGGATAAGCTTTCCCAAGAATGTCCTTGAAACCCATGATCCTTCTCCTTTGATTTTGTGATGGCAGCCTGGTGCGTTCAGCACATAGGCTTCCAGCTTCTCTGCGAATACCCATGCAGCGTCCACCAATTCGTCCTCGTCATTACCTGCCTGAAAGAACGAGCAGTTAGTTGCATTAGGGTGGCGCAGCGTCATGAACTGGTCCGTTAGTTCGGTCTCGAAACCCCTCATATCGAGTTCTATCAGCTTCCACGCGCTTCGTGGCGTCATAGCTTGTCTCCTTCCTTGTCGTACATCTCTGTGACCTCCGTCAGTCCTAGGACCGGCGTGTAGGTCAGTATCACTATCCCGTCGACTGTCATAATGCGCATCTCGCATGCAGAATTCACATCGGCGGGCACTTCCTCGTCATTCCATATCACGTGCTTCGCATTTGACTCAAAGCTTTCTGCCCCCTGGGTGTAGGCCTTGAACTGAACCAACGAGGTCCCCCCCTTAACGTGCCTTACAGCTACGGTGTCCATGCCGAACTTCGAAAAGCCGTGGTAGTTGTGCCGCACAATCAGTTCGCGCGGTATGAACCCGGATCCGATCTCTTCAGGTTTCTGCGGGTTGCCCAACAGTGCGGCCTGGTTGACATCGCGCACCTTCTCCCATGAGATGTTGCTGGCCCACACCTCTACTGGCTCTGTGAATACCTTGCCATCCCACCAGTCGGGATAGATGCCTGTCAGGTGGCAGGTCACCTCGTACGCCGCAGCCTCAGTCTTGCCGATACGGTTGGCCGCGCGGAAACACCTGAAGCGGTAGATCTTCCCTGCGCTGAAGAAGATCATGTGCTTCGTGTACTTCCTGCGGGCGTGCATCAGCTTGCCGCCGACGATTGTGTCCTCGTCTGGGAAGTAGATCCTGAACTTGTGCGCTGCCTTCGAGGCCAACTCGAGCACCTCGCGGTTCGCAGCATCGCCTGCAGCCCTTGCTGTGAGCGTCTCGAATGCTTTAACTGCCTTCTTACCGCTAAGCAGGTCTCCGAGTCTCACAGCAGTCCCCCATCGTAATTCGCCATTGTGCATGACACGCCAGCATCATTGCCGAAGAAGTAGATGCCCGGCATGCCGTACGATATCGGGCCGACCGCGTCCACGAATGTCCCTTGGAGGGTCCCGTTAAGGTACGCTCGGATGGTCGTGAAGCCGACTGACAGGGCAGCTTCGATCCTCAACGTGTCGCCGGCGACGACCGAGGGAATGGTCCCCAATGACGCTAGACTGACACTACCGGATTTGAAAACATCCACTGCTAGGCCGACCTTCCTGATGCAGAGCCAATATGCGTTGCCCCTGTTCGGGTCTATGCACACGCCGGGGCCTATCGCATTCCCGGCTCCGGGTGTACCTGACGGAGCATTGGATACGACCGTTATCTGCGAGTACTGGTTCGCGCCAGACAGCAAGTCCTGCGAGAGTTTGGTCGGTAGGAAAGCGCACTTCGCCGTGCCACCCCCCGTCGTCGTAAGGCCAGTGACCCCCAGATTCAGAAGTCCGTCGAGCGTGGAGCCAGCAGTGCCTGAGTCGGGCCCGAAGCAGACCTGCCATTCCGAAGTTATAAAAGAAGTTAATTCGTCGGGCGGCGTAGTGAGCGGGTCTGTGAACCTCGTGCGCCCGCCGTTGATGTTGCTGTCCTCCGGCCAGATGCGGAACTCCTTGCGCCTGTAAAGTGGCCCTGAAGCGGGGGTTACTCGTAGTGGCATCAGCTTGGTACCGCCGCCATGGTAAGGAAGTAATCGATATCCGCCCCCGCAGTCTGCCATGCCTGGATCGTATCGCCAGGCAGGATCTGCAGGCGGAGGTCGATCTCAAGCGTCTGACCTGGCTTCAACACGCTGTTGGTCGAGTCGCCTGCGAAGACATATACCCCTGCGATGAGCAGGTTGATAATCCTGCTCGATGCCCCGCGATTGCACATGGTGCCGAACAGTCTGACTGACTGCTTGCTTGCTGGGGCATCCATAAGGACTGAGGGCGTAATGCTGAGTGTGCCGATCGCCCTCGTTAGTGTCGACACTCCTATCGGTGCTGCCATTGTTAGTCTCCGAAGAAGAGCGCTTCTGCGCTCAATGGGTAGTTGTATCCTATCGTGACGACCGCCGCCTGGTTCACCGGGTCGTCCTCTATGTCGATGAGTATTGCATCACTTGGTATCAAGTCCATTGTCGACCTGGTGGAGACCTCCACGCCGTTCAGCTCGAAGATCGTTCCGCGACCAGTAATGAAGTTGAGCAGGTCATTGAACCACTTCAGCCAGGGGTACGACACGAGTGTCCCGCCAGTCCCCTTCTTGCCGCCGCCCTCCACTCCTTGCTGCTTGCCGGTCTTGTAGAATGACTGCCTGGCGTCCAGGGCTGCAAGCGCAGCGTCATCCCAGTCAAGGAACGGAGTCCTATACGGTGGAGGCGGAGCTGTCCTGTTCGGCATCGCACACCTCCTTGAAGTGATCGAGCATCTTGCCGCTCACGATCAGCCTCCAGTCTCCACTGGGCAGCTTCGACAGTTCGAGCGTCTCCCTGTCGACGTACAGCACTACGAGTTTCGCCTGGTCGATCTCGAGCACCTGGTCGGTGCCGTTAACCTTCAGCTGGATCTTCATGCTTCACCCTGTCCTTCATCACCTTGCAATAGACTTGACTGTCCTCGTACCTCTTATAGGCCATGTAGCAACACCACGCGAGACCTTGCTCGTCCCAGTATATGGGCTCATTGCAGATGTAACACCTGTCCATGTTAGTAGAGGCACGCAACTGGCCCGACTCCCGCAGTGAACGTCGTCGGAACAGTCAATGCAGGGAAGGTCCCAAACGTCCCTGTTGCCGATGTGGTTAACACATCCACGAAAGTCAGGGTTGCGATTGTCCTGAATCGGGCAGATGTTCCATTATATTGGATCCCTATGTAGTAACGAGCAGGCCCGACCGCTGCGTATGTGCCGGTGAATGCCACGTCCTGAAAGACGTTGGTACCTGCCTCCGCGGTACCCGCCAGCGCACTGTTGGCGAGGGCCGACCCGTTCGCGCCGGCGTAGATCGCAACGTTGACGCTGTTCGCTGCCGCCGATCCGTTAAGCGTACTCACACCTGTGACCGTCATGTTGACGGGCAACCATACTTCAGACCAGTACGTAGTTCCGCTGACTGGCGTAGTGTCCGTGCCGACCGACCCGTACGCCACCGATCCGACTGGTACAGAGCAGACCCTTGAGCGGCCATTGCTTAGCGAAGTGATCTTGGGCGTAGTGAGCGTCTTGTTCGTAAGAGTCTGGGTCGCAGTGTCGAGGACTACCGTTCCGCTCTCGTTAGGCCCTGTGTATGTCCTGGTCGTCGCTGTGGTGATCCCCGACGCCTCAAAGGCGATCTTCTTGGTGTTGTCGCCGTTATCCGCTACGGTGAACGTGGAGTCCAGGGCGGTGATGCTATTGGTTGTGCCGATGACCTTGTTTGTGATGGTCTGAACCAAAGTATCGAGCACGATGACACCGTTCGCATCGGGCAAGGTGTAGGTGCGGGTCGTCGCAGTCGTGATGGACGTCGCGCTGAACTGCGCCTGCTTCGTAGTGTCCGTATTGGCTTGGAGCGTAAAAAGGTTGTCCTTGACCGTGATGGTGTTGGTGTTGTTTAGCACCTTGTTGGACAAAGTCTGTACGCTTGTCGTGTCGACGATCGCACCTGAGATGTTGCTGGCAAGTGGAGCGCACACATTGTCCTGGGTCCACTGCGTCACGCTCAGGCTGTTCTGTAGCACGAGCTTGTAGCATGCAGCGGTCGAGAGGTAGATCGTCGCCCTGCCTGCGGAGTCAAGCACTACTGGGTTGGCGTTGGGTGTACCGATTGAATCAGCATACGACGCAAGTGGGGTGCCTGGGCAGGTCGCCCCTGCAGTGCATGTGTACAGCTTGCCTCCGCTCAGTGGGTTGCCGTTGGCATCGAACAGCTGCAGCTTGGCATACGGCATGATGGTATAACTCTGGCCGTACGTGTGGTCGATGCTAACACAGAACAGGATGGCTACAAGCGCAGCCAGGAAAAGTATTCGCTTCACGGTCCCTCCTCGAAGTCCTCGTCGTTTAATATGGTCCCGCATGCGCAGCACACGGGGCAGCAGCAAAGGCAGTGCGTGCCGTCAATGCTTTGGCAGCACATCAGACCTCGTCTTCACACTGGTCGCCGCATGCACACTCATGGAAGCCATCGCAGGTCTCCTGCAATATGCACTCGTGCTGACCACCGCATTGGTCGTCGTCATACGGCGACTCCCATTGGTAGCCACACCTCATTAAAGCACGCTGCGGTACGATCCGCTATGGTGTCCGCCGCGACTTCCGATAATGCGGAAGAGCACAAGAGGTCGTGGTTGCCACCCAGCTCTGCGCATTATTACTATTGAGCGCCGCGTTGGCCTGCAGTTGCACTCGTCTTTTGGTTCATGACAGCCCTGGCACTCAGTGACGAGCCGCTTGACCTCTTCGTCCAGTGCCTTAAACATCCTTGATCCTTTCTGGCGGATTAGTCACCGCCTCTGGTCCGTGCACCACTGCAATGTTGAACAGCATCCCGTAGTTGACGCAATTGGGGTTGGCGCAGCTGGCCTTCATGTAGCGAGGGTCTTGACAGTGCATCGTCTCGCCGTTCGAGTTGGTAGAGTGAGTTATCATATAGCCGAAACAATGCGAGCATTGCTGGGTCGGTATGCCGATGCAGCTCACTTGCCTCCCTCCGTCTTGATCTCGATCTCATTCCATTCCTTGCTGATGGCTGCGATGACGTCGGCATCCTTCACGTGGTGCGCCAGGACCAGCCCCATCCGATCCAAGAGAGCGGAGACCGCCTCCCAAGTCAGCGTGCTGGTCTGTTTCATCTTGTGTATTCGCTCCGCCATTCTGCCTACACGGTCGATGATGACAGATGCAGCCGAGACGTCGATGACCTCGACAGGCCGCTCGTTGACGGCCGATGCGATCATGCGACATGCCTTCTGCATCAATACTGGATCCTGGGTCCTGTCCGCATTGGCTGCTATAGTGATGGCTGGGGCGAAAGACTGCTTGAACGCGATGACTGCCTCGGTATACTCGTCCCGCCTCTCGACAAAATCGAGCACGATGGCGCGCAGCACCTCGACCTCGGGGGCAAGGTCGAGCGTGTCGACACCACTCTCCTTGACGCGCTGAATGGCATCAAGCAACGATGGCGACTGAACCTTCGAGTACAAGCCATGCTTGATGTGACCGGGCGAAGTGCCTCCATGATACTTGCACGATCCGGTGCCGGGATGTGGGGTCTGGAAGCCCATGGGATTGGTGCAGGGCAGACCGTCCGTAGTGGTTGGCCTGCCGCAATGGGTATCTGGGTTATATTCACGTCGCCTTGGCGGCTTCGGTGGGTACAGTCCGCGCTTGTGCTCGGGCGTTCGGTCTCCGTCGACGTTGCGCAGCTCCTCAGCTGTGCCGAGCAGGCTGTGCATGCCCTCGTCGCCGAGCAAGTCGTCCTCTATTCCTAGCAGATCCTCTTCCATCGTCTAACGCTATGCCTGCGTCGCAGCAGTTGTACATAGCTCAGCAAGAAATGCTTGGGAATGCTTGCACGTTAACCAGGACTTGTTCTGGCGCGGATTGAGGTGCAGCTTGTAGTTGCAGTCCCCTTCATGGCACTCGAATAGTGCGAAGTCCTTGGCTATCAGCTCACCCTTGTCAGCCACTTGCTTGCGCTCTATCATAGGCAATCCCTTAGCATTGAATCATCCCAGGAGGTATTGTCGCCAGGTCGACCACAGTGCGCATGACCTTGATGATCCGGTCTTTCGACCAGTCCCGTGCGGCCGGGTGCGCTATGGACAGCAGTGGAGCCTTGCAGGCATAGTCTGACAGCTCGTGCGTTCGCTGCGCCACCTTGCCGCAGAGCAGTATCACGCTTGGGTACTTCCAAGACTCGAGCCACCTTAGGTTGTCACCGAGCCACTTCGGATCCGGTTCCCCATGACGATTCGCATTGCCGACCACATACTTGCACGCATCGGTGACTAGGAGGTCCGTGTCCTGGCCGACCAGCTTGTAGAGCATACGGCCGGAGTGATTGGTCCTGCTGATGCGGAACGCCCTGGGCGCGACCCGGCCCTCGTACTTGGGATCCCAGTATGTGTCCAGCACCGCGATGATCCTCACTGGGTCGGCTCCAGGACCATGCACTCGCGAAACCTGCGGCCAGACATCTGGCGCGCGGACTTCTCGCCCTTCCGATTGAGACACGTCTCGCACTGAACATGCTTCGCACCGGCTAGCACATACTGCACGACCGTGTGGCCCGCATTGGCATGGTGGTCGATCATGAACTGTACAGTGCTGAATGCTGTGGGCTGCGCGATGACTCTCATGCTTGCATTCCCTTTTTGGTGTCGTGGCCATGCGATTGCCAGCGCTCAATGGCCATGTCGCGAGCGATTACTTTGCGAGCTGATCTTGCGAGATGTGCCAGCCTTTGGCCGACGTAATCGTACGCTGCCCGGCGCAGTGCTGCTCGGGTGCGCTGCCGCGTCGGTACCTTCTCTATGGCGATGTGTTCGTGCGGATGCCAAGTGTTCGCTTTGCTATTGAATGATCTCATGCTCTCTCCTTCTAATTTCCAGCGGTGATGACGGACCGGACAGTTTGACTTCCAGCACATTTCGTCGATCAGCTGTCTCACGGGCCATCATCGCATCATTGTGCTGCTTTTGGGGGACGAAAAGGCCCAGTTTTACTTCGACGCCGTTCCGGCGTTCCGCACCTGGAAAGAGCAGGCTGGTTGTCAGCGGATTGTCAGCGGCCAGACCCAGCGCTCGGGTACGTCCAATTGCAGCGCTGGAGTGCGGGATGTGCAGCTTTTTAGGCCTTTTGTATGCTCTAGGAATTTTTCGGGTGTTTTTGGGTGTATCTGAGGGTATTTCATAGTTTTCTGGTATAACTTAAGAAATAAGCTGCACATCCTGCACATCCCATACTCCCTATAGATAACAAAGGACTTATGGATTCTCCAGCAGCTGCACGCCAGTTGCACATCCTGCACGCCTTGTGGCGTCGCGGAGGCCCGGGCCCTTAGGTTATACCTCCCGGGAGTCAATTAAGCGCCACGGAGGTACGTCGTGGAGTCATTTAGGTGTGCAGCATGTGCAGGTAGGTGCAGGTAGGTGTGCAGCTTATCCCGCGTTCGAAAGGGCCTTGCGAATTGACTCCGAAAGGGCCACGAACCGGTACGCGTTCTTCCTCTCGTTGTCAGCGGGATCTGTCAGCAGAGTTCGGGTCGTAAGGGGCAGCATTTTAGAGACCGCGCGGCCTACCTGTTCGGACAGCCCGGAATACGCGTTCGTCTTCAGCCCTTCGCTGGACATATGGCCCACGAACGAGGCGTGCAGGTCCTTCCTGAACGCGCACTGGACGCCGCCGCGCTCGAAGCACATCGCCTCGAGCCGGCCGTCCTCCATAATGGCCAGGAGCCACTGCTCCGCGGCCGCCATCGACCGCCGCTTCTGGTCGCGCAGGCCAGCTGTGTTCGGCCGATCGTCGAGAGGGTGGAAGACCGCAATGTCCCGCTCGAGCAAGTCCTTCAGCATCGCTTCATAGCCACCCTCATCGAGCTGCTTGAATAACGCGTCGAAATAAGCCCGACTGCGCTTCTCATCGGCGGTCCGGAAGATCGCATAACGGCGGTCATCCCAAGCCACTGGAGCGACCCAATCCTCATTGGATGCCATGATAATGTGGAGCAGGTTCTTGGCCCATACAATGTCCGCGCCCTTCCGCTCATAGGCCAGGCGCTTCTCGGTTATCATTCCTTTGAGCACAGACTCGGCCTCCTTGTTGCCCGACCACACCGCCTCGTCTGCGAACAGCACGACCTTGTCCCGAAGGTGGTGGTTGAACCGGCCTGTAAGATGCTCTCGACTTCGGATCTCTGCACCATGTGCGCCGAACAGACGGGCGAGTGCGGATCCCAGGGCGCCTTTGCCGACTCCCTGTCCGCCCTGCATAACGAGTGCGACCTCACCTGGTTTGTCTGGCCTTTGGACTGTGAGGGCGCACCAGTCCATTATGTAGTCCGCTACAGCTTGGTCCCCTGCAGACAAGATCTCGAGGATGTGGGCCTTCAGCAATGACCAGTCCCCTTCCTTCGGATCGACAGCAAACCCGCGCCACAGGTTCAAGCGGCCATCGGCCGTCCTTTTACCTTGGAGCGGTTCGAGGGTAGCACCGACATAGGTCTCCTTCTTCCTGTAGTTGTCGAACCAGTACTGGCCTGCTGGAATGTAGCGAACCTTCTCGCCCGAGGGGATCTCCTCATCGCGCATCTTGAGGACCGCTTTGGTCAGTTTGAAGAACTGCTCAGACGCATACCACGACCGCTCACCTTCACGCGTGGGCTCATTCTCCACTACATAGACCTTGCCGCCTTCCGCTACTGCGCAGAACTGCCTGGACAGCATCTGCATCGGCGTCTCTTCGATCTCCTCGTCGTCCTCTACTATGCCGTCGAAGTCCGACGCTGCACGACCTGCGGGCAGGCCGACCTTGCTGTCGAGGGCCAGACTTCTCAGCGTGCCTATCCCTGAGTTGCCGGGCTTACCCGCTGTGAAGGACCTCCACCTCGCGCGATTCGTTTCCACTGCATTACTATACATGGGGTCACGAGCAGACCAGGCCAGGAATTCATCCTCACCATCACCGCCTGTTACTTCATGGCAGGCGCTAGCAATACGTAACCAGTCATCGTTAGTGGACGCTATGACCTCAGGGTCGAGCTGGGCCAGGAACTCGGCCAGCATCTCAGGTGTCCAGTCGGCGTCCTCACTTAGCTGTGCAGGCCTTTCCTTCTTCTCGAGCAATGCAAGCAGACTCTCCGGTACATTTGATGCTGGAAGGCCGGGGCTTGCCAGGTCCCACTCATATTCGCCGAACCCCGTCTTCTTATATGAGCAGCCGACCGCCACCACGTAGTGGCCCTCGCTCAGGAAGTCGATGCCTGGATAGTCCTTGAGGTGCACCACTGTCTTGTGGTCTGCCGGCTTCTTCATGAAGTGGTGCAGCCCTCCGCTCGGTGTGCACACAGTTGGGAAGGATCCCAGATCCAGTCCAAGAGCTCGTGCGCTGCCTGCCCCGTTAAGGCGGGGATTCTTCACGTCCACATCCACCACCAGGTCCTCGGGACCGAGACGCACACCGAAGTGCGGACCTACTATGTTGTAGTGTTCGGCGAGGGACTCCATATCTAATGGAGGGGTCGTGGCCAGTTGCCATCCGCTTTGGGTCGGCACATTGTCCGGCCCGAGAGGGATGAGCTCATAGCCATAGTTCATCAACTCTAGGAGGTCGTTAAGATTGTTCACTCTCTAATCTTACCTCTCTTAAGGACGACTGCGAACCAACAGGACGCAATTGCTTGATTGCACAGTCTGCTCAGTCGTACATAATAGGTCCTGTTCGCAATACACAAAGGAGGACAGCATGTTCGAAAAGTTCATGGCGATTATGGCGGCGATACTCACGACCCTGCAGAGCATCGATAAGAAGCTCGAGGCGATTGAGTTCCCCACAGAAGTTCCGGCAGTTGATGCCCCACTGGCGGCCGAAGCACCGGGTAAGGTGATTCCCTTCGTTAAGCCCGCAGAGAAGGAAGAGGAAGACGACCTGACGGGCGACGCCCCAAAGGCCAAGCCAGCGAAGAAGCTCACGCAGGCCGATATCGTGGAGGTCGTGCGGGCCGGAGTCGAACGGGTCGGGAGAACCGATGTGAAGGCCGTGCTGGTAAAGTACGGCGCAGCACGGGCCACCCTGGTTACGGAGAAGGACTATGACGCCTTCTTCAAGGAGGTCGCAGCGCTGCAGCCCAAGGCATAGCCGAACCAGCGGAAGCTGGCCACGGCGCGGTGGGGTAGCCGGCAGCGTTGGGCCGTCGGCGCCCCGTCAACAACTCTAACAATGGAGGATACGATGATGAGACTACTCATAAGGCTCGAGCGGCGCGATGGCGCATGCGTCGAGACACGACACGAGATTGCAGACCATGCGATATTTGGCTGGCCTGCGTTTGTTTCCCAGGTCCTGCGGCCGGCATTCGAAGGCCTGAAGAACCTGGGAACCGGAAGAGTTATGGGCTTCCTCGGCTTCGAGGATGGCACAGTCGCTTACAGTGACTACAGCCGAGAGACGCGGCAGAAGAGCCAATATGCAGCGGAAATCGACAGCCTGCGCCAGCAGCTCAAGCTGTCCAGGGAAGAGACTGCCGCGATTCAGAAGATCGCGGACGGCCGGCAGTACGAGATCAGCCAGCTGAAAAAGGAAACGACGGAACTGAAAGCCAAGCTCAAGAAAGCCTTTTTCTTCCCCGACTTCCCATTTGCTCCATTTCCGCCGCCCCCATTCCCGTTATCCGGTGCTGCACTGCGGTTCAGCACGGTCAATGACCCATTCAGCTTCGGTCCAGACGTCTCTGGGGTCCAGCCAGGGCCGACATGTGAATGCGGATCGTGCAAAGAACAATTCAAAGTCGAACGGGCAGAGATCGCAATGAAGAAAGCACAGGATAATCGCGAAGAGAAGCGACTCCGGTACATCGCTGCGGACCAAGCATTGGCCGACGCGCGTACCAAGGTTAACAAGGCATTCAAGGCTCGCGACGAGAAGCAAAAGGACTTCCAGCAAGCGAGCGACGAAGCGGACAAGGCAACCAGTTTGTACAAAAGCCTCCAATTCGAGCGCATAAACTGGCGCCGCGGTGATGTCATCGAAGTGCGCAAGCCAACGCCTTACACGCGATTTGCCAATGTGCCCAAGCACATTGTCAACAACCGGACTGCAGCGAACGTGGAGTACAGGAAAGCCCTGCTCAACCAGGGCGTCAACCCTGACCAGCCGACAGTGCAGGAATTCGAGTTCTTCACAGACACGTACAAAATCTGGAACACCTAGTAGGAATGGCGGTGGCCACAACGGCCACCGCCTAAACAAGAATTACGGGAAAGGACAAGACTGAAATGAAGAGAATCACTTTGGCCATTCTGATCCTGCTGATGGTAGTCGTCAGCGTCTACGCCTACGGGGTCCATGACTGGAACGGCCAGTATGCGACTATGGATTACGCGGACTTCGTCATCGGCGGTTGGCCGGCAACGGGCGGAGGTGCGATGACCGTCACCGCACCATATGCGGCCGGGGTATCCCCATCGAATGTGCTCACCAACAGGTACTCCATTGACACATACAGAAAGACAATCCACTGGGTGCTCGACCTGACGGACCTGAACATCGGCGGGACCAGGACAAACCAGTTCATCGCTCTGAAGATCCCTGAAGGTAAGTACGCCAATGCGACGGTGCAGAAGAGCTGCCTCGCGTCGGACAACAACGGGACGGCCAGCTGGTATCCGTGCTACTTCATACAGTCGGAGTGGCTGCAATACCTTTATGTTCGCAGGATCGACCAACAGAACTGGCCGGCGACGACAACCTTGAGGCTGGACATCGACACCATCATCGAGTATGTCGACCAGCCACCCCAATGAGCGACCTAGTAGTAAGCACCTTAGTGGTGGCTGCTCTAGTGGCCATTATCTTTATGCTGGTTGCCGGCGTAAATGCATGGCATAGCCAGAAGGAGTCTCTTAGTCGGCCGATGACATTGCTGACTATCAAGCCCTTCATGCTGGAAGGCAGCGAAGCGTACTATCTCATGATCGACCATAAAAGCCGGCTGTTTGGGATTTATGCCCAGGATGGCCGACTCATCAAGAAGGGGGACATTGTATGGGAGTCCCTCTTTGAAGGGAAGGAGAAGTAATGAACCCGACGGCGAAGCTGCAGGTCAGGCATCAGCGCTACCCAAAGATTGCCATGGCCAGGTTATTCGCCATGGTTCCAGTGTGGTTCCTCTACCGCTGCCTCGCGGCGGCGGTAGGGGTAACCCGCGAGACCTACGGGATCTACCGGCTGCTGAGAATACAGATCAGACTGAACAGGAGAAGAGGAAGATGAAGTTCCCGCATGTGATGCTCGACCTTGAGACGATGAGCAGCGACCCGACAGCCGCGGTCATACAGATAGGTGCAGTGCCATTCAGCCTCGAAGACATTGGCCCCGGGTTCAAGACGACAATAGATCTCGAGGACTCGATGCGGTACGGCACAGTATCCGGCCCCACGATCAAGTGGTGGATGGAGCAGGCTGACGCAGCACGTAAGTCTGTAATGTCCGGCACGAGGACCCTACGCCAGGGATTGCAGGATTTCGGCGACTGGATGCGCGGGCTCGAGGGCGGCGGCCATAAAGTCTGGGCCCACGCCACGTTCGACCATCCCATTCTGCTGAACGCGTACAGCAAGTCCAACCTTATCCGGCCGTTCCACTACCGCCAGTGCCGCGACCTTCGCACCCTTGAGGAATTCTGGGGAGGCGGAATTGAATGGCCCTCACGCAAAAACGTCCATCATGATGCGCTCGACGACGCCATCTTCCAGGCAGAGGCAGCTCGGCTAATGCTGCGAAAGGCGTGGGGCAAATGAGCGCGCACGCGAGGCTGAGTGCCTCGGAGTCCCACCGGTGGATGCACTGCGCAGGAAGTGTGCGAAAGTGCAGGGGTATCAAGCGCAAGTCCAGCCCATCGGCGACCAAGGGCACGGCGGTCCATGCCCTGGGTGCCATGCTCCTTGAGAAGAGCCCCAAGATTGCTGCGCGACTGAAGGAATCCAAGACGCTGGTCGGTTGGGTGTTCGACTTCTTCGACGGTGCAGTTCGTAAGAAGGAAACTGTTACGCAGGACATGCTTGATGCGGTACATGTCTACGTCAACGATATCGAGAGGATAATCCGCGAGAATCCGCAGGCAATCCTGCACATTGAGCGCAAAGTGTCGCTTGAGCACGTAAGGCCCAACATGTTCGGGACTGCGGATGGGGTCATCGATGATGTCCTCGAGCTGACCGTCGCGGACTACAAGAACGGGGTCACACCGGTCATCCTGGTCGAGGAAGGCTATGATCCAGAAAGACCGGACCTCGGCAAGCTCAACTCCCAGTTGTTGTTCTATGGGGCAGGAGCAGCTCACGAGTTCAAGTGGGAGCACACGCACGTGACGCTGAAGATCCACCAGCCTAATTGTCGCGAAGTCCCGTCGATCCAAGAGGTAACGATAGACGCGAGGCTGCTAAGGGACTGGATGAACGGGCCACTGCGCCTCGCAGCACTCGCGACCGAGGATCCGAACGCCCCGTTGACTGCAGGCCCTTGGTGTACCTGGTGCCCCGCAGCCGGCGACTGCGAGGCATTCACCAACAAGGCGGTGGCTATAGCGAAGGCAGACTTCAAGGGGATCAAAGAGGACGAGGGCGAGCTGCCTGTGCCTCCTGACCCTACGAGCTTGACCAACATGCAGCTGGCGAAAGTCCTCAAATGGACGCCGGTCCTTGAGAAGTTCCTTAAGGCATGCAATGCGCGGGCCTTTGAGCTGCTCACACAACGGCGCGGCGACGGGCTGGGCCAGAAGCTGGTGCGCAAGCGTGCGAATCGGGTGTTCCCTGCATTGGTGACCCCCGAGGATCTCGCGAACAAACTGAATGACGCAGGCGCAGGGAACATCGACCCCAAAGACTTGCTAACTGAGCCGGAACTTAAGTCCCCTGCGCAAGTCGAGTTACTACTCGTAGGTAGTAAAGCGGCAAGGAAGAAGATCGTGGATGCAGTGGCGTACAAGCCCGACGGCGGCTTGACCATGGCATCGCTCGCAGACAAGCGCCCAGAAGAGGTCCCCACGACAGAGGATCTGCGGAATATCGAAGAAGAAGAAATGGAGGAAATGGAATGATTCCAATAGGGACGACTTTTACTTTCAACCAGGACAACAAGATCTACTTGTGTGGCAGGTTCTCCAAGCGCTTCGAGTTCCGCTTAGTTCGCGAGGTGCTGAAGGAGCGTGGGTACGAGGTCACCTCGTCCTGGATCGACCAGCCGGACTCCACGGATCCAGGGAGCTTTGCCACCTTTCAGGCTGTAGCTCGGCGCGACCTGGACGACTTGGATAAATGCGACATCGTGCTGGTGGATCCGGAGCCCTCGACAAAGGGGTCCATGTTCTTCGAGATGGGGTACGGCTTCGCCAACAAGAAGCGGATCGTCATTGTGGGGGAAAGCCCAATGCTCTTCTCATCGCTCGCGCACAAGCACTACCCACTTGGATGGACTTACCTCCTCTTCGCTCACCTCAAGAACGGTGGGAGGATCTGATGCGCCGCGATGCAGTGAAGTCCCGGCCGACACTGTGCCTGAGGGGCTGCCATACGCACCAGGTTATGCACCAGCGCGACGGGGTTCATGGCCGCGAGTTCTACTGTCTGGTATGTGACGCGAGCTACCCGGTGAAGTTCTGGAAGATACTGCCACAGAAGCTTGGATGGGAGAAGCGTGCGGGTACTTGAGGGAGGGGTCTCGCTGATAATGTCGGCCGAATGCCTGGCCAACATGCGGCAGGACCCTTCCCAGTATATCCCGCCGCTCGTATGGCACGGCTGCTGCGGCTCGTACGTAGAGCGGCGGCCAATGATGTTCACGCCGTACAGGTTTATGTACCCCGAAGTCGGGGTCGACACGTGGCTGATGATGACTACGCCATGCAAGTTCTGCGGGCAGGTCGTGTGGTACGAACTAAGGAGTATACAAAATGATAAGGAACCAGTTCAAAGGAATGGTTAGATATTTCGACGGCAACCTCCGCAAAGTAAAGACAAGGCTCAAGGTACTTAACCCTGCGGACTATGACATGGGGCGCCGCCGGATGCTTGAGGAGGTAGTGCCTATCGAAATTACCGCTAGCGAAGCAGAAGTCGACTTCAAGATCATGAAGGCACTGCACAAGCTTAGCGAAGAGGTCAAGCTGTACTCCGGCCTTGACAAGGAGCTTGAAGTGTACATTCTACCGTCTTCTCCGAACAATGGATATATAGAGACCTTCGGGGGATGGTCGATCCGATTCTGTCCGATCTACGACCTAATGACTATGACAAGCGCGCTTGTCATATCTGTCTGCATCAAGGTACTCAAGCCAGAATAATGCCGGGATTCGGACGGAAGGCTCTTGGATAAAATAGGAACAGCCCTCCGGGGCACACTGATTGAAGGAGATTGTTACTTATGGCTACTGAAAAGAAACGGACTGTTGTCACCCCGATTTTCCGAGTCTCATACTGCTTCGCATTCTCTCCCCAGAAGATGATGAAGGGCAAGCCCATCCCTGAAGAGAAGCAGAAGCACAGTGTGACCGCCATCTTCGACCCGAAGAAGTTCACCGATGCCGACAAGGAACGCTGGAAGGACGTGCAGGCACTGGCCGACGAGACTGCCATGGCCGCATTCGGCAAGACCATCGCGAAGCTCCCCAAGAACTACAAGACACCGTTCCACGATGCAGAGGAAAAGGAAAACACCCCAGGCTTCGAGCCGGGCATGATCTACATCAACCTCACAACCAAGTTCAAGCCCGAAATTGTCGGACCAGATGGTGAGACACCCATCACCAGCCCAGACGAGTTCTTCTCCGGCTGCTACGCTCGGGCAAGCATCAATGCTTACTCGTTCAATATCGAGAGCAACGGCGTGGCGCTTGGCCTGTCATCGCTCAAGAAAATCAAGACTGGACCGCGACTGGATGGCAAGGCCAGCGCGAAGGCGGCATTCAAGGACCTCGGCGCAGAAGGGGAAGACGAGGACGACGACCTCACGTAGCGCCATCGACCTTAGGTGCCGGACCCCTCCCGTAGTGCCATCTAGCGCGCTAAGTCGGCCTGGGAGGAGGCGAGGCCCCTAAGTTTGCCACGTAGCTTAATAGGAGAGCAGCGAACGCACCCGGACAGGCTGGCCGGGTAGATCGCAAGATGCGGGTTCAAGTCCCGCCGTGGCCTTCGCGGAGGCGGCAGCACGAGGATGGGCAAAAACGCCCTGGCTCTCGTGAGCCTTATGATTCCACGCTAGCCGCCTCCGCAGTTCCCAAGGGCCTGCGGGCCCGGAAAGGCCCGAGTCATGACACAATTCGTTGTCGAGAACGCCTCCCTTATCATCATCGGCATAATTTGCTTGGTCTACTGCATCGCCTGCAGCCGTACAGTCAGGGGCAAGCCCTCCTCAGAAATCGAGCAGCTGACCGCTGCGAATTTCTCCGGCGATCCAGATGACAGCCTCTTCTACCAGAACAAAGCGCTCAACACTGAATGCAACAACCTCATGGCCAAGAACAAGGATCTAAGAGCCCAGCTCAGACGGGCCTTAGAGGTCGTTAACGACCAGCCTCCTATCCTGACAGAGAAGCAATCCAATATCATTTTCCAGGAGAATGGCCGGCTGCGTGACCGCATCGAGGAGTTGGAGCAGGAATTGTCGGCCGATCAGACCCGGCGCAGGATCGCGTACCATGAGTTCCGGCGGATGGAGAAGGAGATCGCACAGCTCCGCATCGACCTTGACAAGGCACGCGATGGGATCCGCGCATGAGACATCATCTGGAGGTATTCGAGAGCCAGTTGGTGGTGCTTGACGGCAACGAGTTCGAGGACTGTATGTTCAGGGACTGCACGTTCCTGCTGACAGGCACCAAGCCGATCAAGATCTCCAAGTGCTCGCTTGACGAATGCTTCTTCCAGTTCGGTGGTCCTGCACTCAACACTGTCAACTTCTTCCGCGAGTTCCGACAGGCCGCTGGCCCCGAGGCCTACGAGAACCTTATTAAGCAAATGCTGGAAGGGTTCAGAAGATGACAAGAGAAGAGCATAGCAGACTAAATCGCCTATGGTACCAAGCACAAAAAACTTCAAACCCAATATACTATCAACAACGCTTGCAGAAATCAAGAGAATATTGTCGAGTTAACGCAAAGAGACTATTAGAAGGCAAAGCTAAATGGGCTTTAAAAAATCCAGCACGTAAGCTTTTAATAACAATAAAACGAACTGCTAAAGTTCGAGAGTTTAAATTCAATCTTACTCGAGAATGGCTTGAATTAAAATTTAAGTCTCAGAATAATCGGTGCTCTATTACTAAAATTAAATTCCAGCAAATAGGAAAACGAAATCCTTTTCAACCTTCTATTGATAGAATTGACTGCTCTAAAGGATACATACAAAGTAACTGTCAACTTGTCTGCTTAATCTATAATTATGCTAAAGGAACTTGGTCTCATAAAGACGTTATAAAGTTTGCTCGGAGTTTTAAATGAAACTTTATTGTGATTTCGAGACAAGATCGACAGCAAAGTTGAAGCTCATCGGCGCATGGAAATACAGCTTAGACCCATCAACAGAAGTTTTATGCCTTTCTTGGAGATGTACTAACGGAGAAAAAGGTTTTTGGCATTGTGAGCACCCTGGGATATTCGCTGCAACCCCATTGCCAACTAGGCTCTTCGAGCTGATGGCCGACCCGACTTGTACCATAGAGGCACACAACTCCTTCTTCGAATTGGCGATCTGGACTAACATCTGTGTGCCTAAGATGGGATGGCCTGCAATACGGCCAGACGCCTGGAGGTGCTCTGCTGCGAAGGCTGCGGCTTGCTCGCTGCCCCGCGACCTCGAAGGGGCTGGCAATGCACTCTCCCTGCAGACAGTGAAGAGCGACGAGGGGCACCGCATCATGCTCAAGCTCTGCAAGCCAGCGAAGGCCACCAAGAAGTTCCCTAACAGGAAATGGCATGAGGATTCCGACGATCTCATGGCCTTGTGGGATTACTGCGAGACGGATACTGCGGCTGAAGAAGCTTTGTCTGATGCCCTGCCGAACCTCTCCAAGTACGAGCAACGGATCTGGGAGATGGATCAGCGCATGAATGCCCGCGGCATCTTTATTGATGTTGAGGGCGTAAGAAAGGCTATCAAGCTAGCGGAGCAGTGCGTTGCCAAGCTCAATGAGGAATTGCATTTCCTAACAGGTCTCGATACTGCGGGGCAGCGCGAGAAGATAACCGCATGGGTGCGTGAACAAGGGGTAGACCTATTCGATACCCAGGCTGAGACCCTCGACCGCATGGTCAAGCGTGACGACCTGCCACGCAATGTCCACAGGGTCCTACAGATCGTGCGGAGCGCCGGCAGGTCGAGCGTGAAGAAGTACACTGCGATGCTCGAGATGGCCACAGAGGACTGCCGGGCACGCGGCACGATGATGTACCATGGAGCTGGCACCGGCAGGTGGACCGGCAAGGGCTTGCAGCCACACAACTTCCCGCGCGGCGGACTGAAGAACATGGAAGGAGCGTGGAGAGCCATCCATAACTGGTCGCTCGAGGACATCGAGATGGTGTACGGCGACGCGATGGAGTTCCTCTCCCATGCGCTGAGAGGAGCGATCATCGCCCCGCCGGACCGGGAGCTGTTCTGCGGAGACTACGCATCGATCGAGGCGAGAGTCTTGTTCTGGCTAGCCGGCGAGATACGTGGAACGGAAGTTTTCCGCAGGAAAGGGGACATCTACTGTATCATGGCCTCCGACATCTATGACCGGCCCATCACCAAGAAGGATGTGCTCGAACGGATGTTTGGCAAGCAGGCGATCCTCGGCCTCGGTTTCGGCATGGGCTTCGTGAAGTTCCTGGTTACCTGCAGGAAGTACAACATCAAGTTTACTGACAGACAAGTCCTTGACATCGTGGGCATCGAACGGTATGCGGAGATCGCCGAATGGATCCAGACTGACGGTTGGAAATGGGTGAAGCAGTCCACCACCCCAATGACGACTGACGACGTACCCTCGCTGGTCCTCATGAAGTACGTAGTCGAGCGCTACCGCGAGCGCTATGACACAGTGCCGAAGTATTGGAAGCAGCTCGAGAGGGCCGCGATCTCTGCAGTACAGAATCCTGGTGTAGTGTTCACAGCAGGCAAGACAAAGTGGGCGAAGCAAGGCGTCTTCCTCAAGTGCCAACTGCCATCCGGCAGAAAGCTGTTCTACCCGTTCCCCGAAGTCGAGATGACTGGCTGGGGACCGAAACTCTCGTATATGGGAGTTCATCCGAAGACGCACCAATGGGTCCGCCAGGATACGTACGGTGGATCGCTCTGCGAGAACGTCGTGCAGGCGACGGCACGCGACATCATGGCCCATGCGATGCTGCTCTGCGATGAGGGCGGGAAGTTCTCGATCGAGATGTCAGTGCATGACGAGATTGTGGCCGATGCGCCGATCGGGCTGTACACTATAGACGAGTTCTTGGAGCTCATCATCACTTTACCCGACTGGGCGGAGGGATGTCCGGTCGATGCTGAAGGGTGGAAAGGTCCGAGGTACATGAAGCAATGAAGACGACACCTTACCGGCACCAGAAGAAAGAATTCGATGAGCACTATGCCGACCAAGCCCGAGCTCTGCTGTGGCAGATGCGCACCGGAAAGACGAAGGTTGTTATCGACACTGCATGTGCACTGCACGAGGCTATGGAGATCGACGGGGCGCTGGTCATAGCACCGAATGGTGTGCACGTCAACTGGGTGAGCCGCGAAATCCCTGCCCATAGCTGGGACGGCACTCCGCAGCATTCCTTCGCTTGGAGGTTCAGTGACCCAGATAACCGACTTAAGTTCATCGCCTTCCTCAAGAAGATGGCACAATGCCCTGGGCACTTGGCCTGGATGACAGTCAACATGGAGTCGTTGATAAGGGACGAAGTGCGCGAGGCGATTCTCATCTTCCGCAAAGCCATCAACAATAGGTTCCTGGTTACTTATGACGAAAGCCACCACTTTGGACACCCAGGTGCAAAGCGCACGTCATTCGCCCGTGGCCTAGCGCTGCACGCTGCCTATCGCAGGATACTGTCCGGCACTGCCGTGGAGAACTCTCCGCTGCACGCCTTCAGCCAATATGAACTCCTCAAGAAGCAAGCCCTAGGATACAGGACATATGACGGTTTCATGCACCGATATGCGGAATTCGAGATGCGGTGGGCCGGCTCGCGGCAGTTCAAGGCGATCGCACGGTACGTCAACACTGACGAGCTGCGGAGTCGGATGGCACAGTACTCGAGCGTCGTATTGAGAAGCGACTGCGAGGACCTTCCATCCCTACAGGAAGTCGTGCGCACCATTGACCTCTCACCGAAGCAAGCTGCGATGTGGAGGTCACTCAAGAAGAAGGAGCTGCTCGCGCTCGAGGAGATGGGCTTCGTCTCGCCGCTGCAGGCGAGTACAGTCATCACCAAGCTCCAACAGGTTGAAGGGGGCTTCCTGAAGATCGGCAAGGAGATCCAGAAGATAGAGGGTGTGAACCCCAAGATGGAAGCCCTGGTCGAGGAAGTCGAGATGTCCGATTCACCTGTCCTAGTATGGTGCCAGTTCGTGCATGAGATCAAGGCAGTCGAGGAGCGGATCCGCAAGGAACGTTATAGCTGTGCCACGTACTATGGTGGCGTTCCCGAGCGCGAGCGAGATGACATACGTGCCAAGTTCCGTCGGGGCGACTTGAAGGTCCTTATAGGCCAGGCACAGGCCGCTGGCGAAGGGCATGACTTCAGCGCTGCTGATCTGATCGTCTGGTACAGCCAAACCCCAGATGCACGGGTGAGGAGCCAGGCCAGCGAGCGGGCGACGGCTGTCGGCAAGAAGGGGGTACAGGTCGTGCACCTTATGTCCGAGACCGGGGCGGACGCGCGGTGGATGGGTCTTACCGAGGGGAAGTTCAAGATGGCAGACTATATGACTCGTGGCGGGATGAAGGAATTGCTTGAGAGCATGGACGTATAGCTGGCGTACGGATAAGACGCCATGGCGGTACGATAGGCTTTAGAGGACAGAAGAATGCCATATCTTACAAAGGCCTTAAAGGACGTTCTGGACGACAAGACTGTCAAGCCGAACGTTCCCGGGTCGTTGAACTACGCCATCACGAAGGTGGTGATCGAGTACATTGAGGAAGTCGGGCTGAGCTATACTTCCATCAACGATGTTATGGGCGCTATCGAGTCCGCTAAACTGGAGTTCTACCGGCGGGTAGCCGTTCCGTATGAGGATCTGAAAATTGGACAAAACGGAGACGTCTATCCAAGGGAGTTCAAGCCATGGAGTCCCTGAGAACTGGAAGCCTTCTACAACAGGAGAGTATGCTCAACATTGTGCAGCAGATCGATTCTTTCATGCTCGACAAGCAGCACAACATTTAGCGGCTAAATGGTTTGCTGAACTTCAGCGGAATATCAAGGAGGAATAATGGTTAAGGACTTTTGGGAGTTCGTCTATGAGCGCCAGCAGATGTGGCTGCGCAGAGAGGCAGGAGTGCCGCGTGAGGAATGGACGACTGACCCCACACTAAAGACACAGTTCTTCACCAATGTGTTCAGGGAACTCGACCCAGGTACTGACGTCGCACTTGAGATCATGTCTGAACCGGACAGACCAAAATGGGAGCGGTTGTGGAACTTGGTGTTGTACAGGCGCATCAATCGTGAGGACACTTGGCGCAAGTACATAAGATACATTAAAAACCCGCGTCCAGTCGATCTGCTGGTTATACTTGACAACCTAAAGGAGGAGCGAAAGAAACGCGTTTCGATCTTCACCGATGCACACCAAATCTCGCCACTCGCAAACATCAAGGGGGCGGACCTGCTCGAGCGGGTCTTCCAATGCGCAAAGGACTTCCTGCGAGATGTTGGTCTTGCCGAATTGGACTTGTCCGATGCCCGCAACATCCAGGAGTTCTTCACACTGTCATCAAGTGTGCTCGGCCCAGGTATCGGTTCTTTCCTCGGCTGGCAGCTGTCGATGGACATGCGGTATGGCCCTGATCCTATCAACTGCTTCTCTGATGATGAGTGGGCGCCCATCACCCATGGTGCTAAGACTGGTCTCACACTGATGATGAACTGGCCAGTCGTTGGTGTCGTATCCGGTCAACTTCCAACTGCGGACCTTAAGGCGAAGTTCCCAGGCATCCCAGTCTTCAAGTCCGCATCCAAGTACGATCTCGAGATCGAGGCCCGGCGGATGAGGGACTCGCAGGACGATGAGTTCGAGGAGAGACTGCTGAACTTCGCCGATGTCGCAGCGCCGGGCTACGAGCGGCTGACTATGGCTGCGATCGAGCACTCACTTTGCGAGTGGCAGAAGTATGTCGGCTTCTCACGTGGACTGCTTGGGGGTGGACGTGGCTACAAGAAATAAAGCCGCCAAGGCGGAAGAATCACGTGCTACAATAGCCTCGGAGGCCCAGAAGAATATGGAAATACCAGTAACGAGGATAATGGCGGACGAACATTTCATGGTCGGTCCGACCGAATACAAGATGCTCTACCACAACAGCAGCCGAGCATACGTGCAGATAATGTCCAAGCGCTCGGTGCAGATCAAGGCGACTGATGAGCACGAGGGCACTAGCTTCGATGCGCCGGGTGGGAAGGTCAACATAAGCTGTGGGACTTTAGTCATTCGCGTTGAGACCCCGCAACATGCGAGAGTGAGTCCATCGGACATGGCAAAGGTGAAGGCGTGCCCCGACAGCGCAGCGAAGTTGCCCCCAGTGAACCCTGAGACTAAGGTCGGGCAGATCATGAACTACGCCCTAGGCAAGACCGTGTCTATGGCGAAGCTGATGGAGAAGTTCGGGGTGACACGCGGCTGTGCCCTGTCCCACTTGGCAAGGCTCAGGACAGTGCATGGCTTCACATACACAGTGAGCGGTGATGAAGTAACGTTGGATTTATAAGGAGGACTAGATGTTCGAGAAGATGGGAGAACAGGTAAAGGCTTTCAAGGAGAAGATCATCGGTATAAAACTGCCGACAGAGATCGGGCTGAAGGACGCCGATCGGGCGATGTTCATTGCCAACCACAATGCAGAGGAGATCGATGAGCTTAAGCAGGCGATCCGCGAGGGCGACATCGAAGAAGTTGTCGATGCTCATATCGATAACATCTACATTTCAATCGGCGCATTGCTTGAGCTTGGTGCCCTGCCACGCTTGCACTTCGACGAAGTGCACTTGAAGAATATGATGAGGGTGCGCGGGACCAAATCGACGCGGCCGGACTCCGGCGGCTTTGACGCCATTAAACCCGAAGGATGGACGCCGCCGGACCACATGGCGATCCTTGAGGAAATGGAAGTGAGGATGAAGGTGTGTGACTCCTTCATGCGGGCGACTAAGCTGAAGATCGAGCGTGGCAAGGACTACAATGCCGGCGGGGTCACACTGCAGGAGCACTTCCCGCTTGGCCTCGCGAGCTACTTCCAGATGTGCTGGACCAAGGCGGTTCGGTTCAAGGCGTTGATGCTCGACGGCCGCAAGGCCACTGACAGAGCACTGAAGGACTCGGTGCTCGACAACCTGAACTACTTCGCCTTCGCGGAGCAGTTCATACACGATGAAGAACAGAAGGAGAAGATATGAAGCAGTTCGCGTACACCTACCGGGCGCTGCTGCGTGTCCTGTTGAGTGACGGGGTCGAGGAGAAGAACGAGCGGACTGGAGCGGCCATCAAGATACTGGAAGGTGGCGGATCGTTCCAACTCGACCTGTCCGATGGTTACCTGCCGACTTGCGGACTGCGGAAGACCTGGCCTCACGTTGCGGCTGCTGAGCTGGTCTGGTGCTTGCGGGGTGATGACCATATCGACTGGTTGAGGAAGCACACGAAAGTGTGGGACCAGTTCGCTGACAAGTACTACCCACTGGATGAGCACCAAGGACCGAATTACTTGCTTGATGCAGCCTACGGATACCGATGGCGGCACAAGTTCGAACGCGACCAGCTGGCCCTTGCCGTCGAGGCATTGCAGAAGAACCCGACGGACCGCAGGATATGGATCAGCTCGTGGGATCCGGCCGTAGACGGTCTCGGCGCGCCGGACCAAAAGACAGTACCCTGCCCAGTTGGCTTTACGTTCTCGATCGTGTCCGGCAAGCTGCACAGCACATTCGTGCTCCGGTCGAGCGATGTGTTCATGGGGTTGCCCCACGATGTGATGCGGCACGCCCTGCTGATGGCATCCGTTGCAGCCGACCTCAAGGTCTGGCTCGGAACGATGCAGGTGACACTGGCCCACCCGCACTTGTACGACAAGCACTGGGACTTGGCCAGGAAGTGCCTCGACGAAGTCATGGTTTGTCCGCCGATCATACTGCCGAAGTACACCGCATGCGAGATCCTGACAATGGAGGATGTGTACGTGACAGAGATGAAGGAGACGGCCGCTGCTCTGGCATGGCCGACTTACAGTCCGAAGGTTGAAGTGATCGCATAACTAGGAGGAAGAAAATGAAATTAGCTTACGCACTTGCACTGATGATGATACTGGTGGCCGTTGTGCTGGTAACTGGCCAGACGATGCCCGGACCGATTCCCAATAACATAGGCCTGCCGTTCCCGATAACGACGGACCAGGTCGACCCGATCATCGAGTCGGTGAAGTGGAAGACCAATGACCTGGCAACCGCTATGCCGGCGATGGGTACAGTCAACGTGTGGACGTTCGACGTAAAGGCCAGTGACAATCTGGGCGTCGGATCTGCGCTACTCTATGTGGATGGGCAGCCAGTTGGATGGCAAGGGTCCGGCGGCAAGTACTTGCCGGCCACCTTCAAGATCCAGTATACTGACACTGGCATTGCATCGGGACAGCACGCATTCAAGCTGTACGTGTATGACCGAGTAGGTCGACACGACACATTCGACTGGAGCATGACCAAATGAAGACCAAGGAGACATCGCTTTGGGGATGGCTCCGTCGTGGCTTCGAGGCCTTCGGGCTTCGGAGCCACGTCAACCGTATCGAGAACAGTGCCGGCATTGGAACGCCGGACGTGGAGGGCTGCATCAGCGGCTCTCAGTTCTGGATCGAACTGAAGGTGGCGGAGGTCCGCGCGAACCTGCGCATGGCTGTCGACATTACGACTGACCAGGCGATGTGGCTCCGCGCTCGGCGCAGTGTCGGGGGCCGGTCATTCCTGCTCATCCGCTTCGGCAAGTACCACTTCCTGCTTCTAGGCAATGATCCAATAATTCCGCAACTCATCGGTGGTCACTCTGTCCTCATATCTGAGGTCCGCCGTGGATCGCTGACTCCATTCGACGCGAAGGCAGTCGACGTCGTGAACTACCTTTCCTACTAGCTTTCTAGTACTAGCCCCGAAAACAAAATCGCCATGGCTGCATTTTTATGTGTACAAGCACTGGACGCCAGCGTACAATATCCCTAGTTGAGCGCTGGGAGGACAGAGACAATGAACATGTACACACAGGAAATTATGGCACTCTTAAAGATTGACGCTGAGACGGCAATGAAGGTTCAGGACAACATGATGGTGGACTTCAGCGAGTGCAGCACACGAGCATTCAACAAGGATGCCAAGGAGACCTACGCTGCTCTCAAGGCGACCGGCAAGATCAAGTAAGGAGGGATAATGATACGGCATAAGGACAATCGCGACCTCATGACTATGGAGCGAGTGGACGTAGAGACGATAAGAATGCTGCGGCATAAGATCAAGCAGCTCGAACAGCAAGTTGAATTCCAAAAGATCGACAGACGACGAATGGTGCAGGTTATCGAACGACTCGAAGGAAAGGTGAACTAACATGGCTGAAACGATCAAGGACTTCATTCTTAACTATACGGAGAAGCATCCGAACGCCACTGCGGAGCAGATCTTGCCGCATGTGCAGCGGCACTTCAAGGGATGCAGCACCACGGTCGCCTCGGTGGCAAGCACACTGTCGAGGGCACGAACGGACGCCGGCAAGAAGGATGAACTGCCGACAGTGCGGCATGAGTCGCTTCCCGACCACAACCCCGAAGAGGACACAGAGACAGAAGACGAGGCGCGCAAGCGGATCTCAGTGCGCTACGATGCAATGGCTCGTATGTCCCGCAGGCTCATCTCTGGAATGATCCCTTCGCTCATCATCAGCGGCCCGCCGGGCATTGGCAAGTCACACACTGTTCATGAGGCAATCGTCGAGAGTGGCCGCCAGCGGCACGACGGCTTCACGGATGTCAACGGCGGCGGGAAGTTCGGCGCCTTCAATGAGGAAACCGGCGAACGCGAGGAGACACCCGGCTGGTACGATCAGATCAGCGGTTCCATCACGGCTGTTGGCCTCTACCATGCACTGTGGAATATGCGGAACGGTGGCGTGCTGGTCCTTGATGACTGCGACGATGTATTCCGCGACGAGACTGCGCTCAACCTGCTGAAGATCGCCACGGACTCCACCAAGGAGCGGTTGGTGTCATGGAGGAAGAATGCAGCATGGCTCGATGAGTATGAGATCGACAAGACCTTCGACTTCCAAGGGCACATCATCTTCCTCACTAACATCGACTTCGAGGATGTGGTCGAGCGCGGCCACAAGGATGCCGACCACTTTAAGGCGATCATCGATCGTGCCTTCTATCTCTGCCTCACGCTGCGCACCAAGCGGGACTTCATGATCCGCATCAATGATGTGAGCACCGGCAAGAATGGCATGCTCGCCAAGAGTCACAACCTGAACGACAAGGATATCAAGGAGGTCCTCGAGTTTATCGCCGAGAATCAGAAGAAGTTCTACAACTTGAGTCTGCGCCTTGTCGGGCAGATCGCTATCAGCAAGAAGGCTGATCCTGACAGCTGGAAGGCGGACGTCGAGGCCACGAAGATGAGGACACGAGCATGAGGTGCAGATGCGGTACTTGTCAAACCCACACGCACCTGGTCGGTGACCGAGTGATCTACAAATTTCAGAAGGAGGACAGAATGCTTTTTACAAATGAGGCCAAGAAGAGGGAGTGGATGGACAAGCAGACGGTCGAGCGACTGCAGGAGTCCGAGAAGAAGATCGCATCACTGCTGTCGCGATCCGATGAGGGGTCAAGCCAGTTCAACCGTGTAACAAGGGACCTAGCGCTAATCCGCAAGGTCATCAGCGAGCGCAGACGTGGCGAGTGGCGCAGCATACGGCAGATGCAGCCGGCGCATCGTGAGTACCTGTATGACGAGCTCACCTACGCCACGGAGCGCCAGCTGATCGGCCGGCGTGACAACGGGTTGGAACTGGTTGAGAGCCTCGAGGCGAATGCGAACCTCGCGACCGCATGGCCACAGCATCATCATGCCCGCATTCGCTATGGCAAGGAGACGGTCATCCTGCTCATCGATGAGCTCGAGCGACGGCGACTCAAGGCACGGCTGCTGGCAATCCATGAGAAGATCAAGTGCGGTTATGACTGCTTCGTGGCCGAGCGGAACATGCTGAGTGACGAGGAGAAGCAAGTGCGCGAGGAGCTCACTGCGCTCGGAACGGAGGTCTCGATCCATGGACGCGACTAAGTCGATCTTCGACCTTGAGGACGACATCAAGATGGAGCTCGGGTACATCGGCGAGTATGTCGAGTACAACATGGCAGCAAAGCGTCGGCAGGACGAGCTGGAGCAGCGGTGGCTGGACCGCGCACCCTGGGAGCAAAAGGGACAGTACCCGAGGGACTACGATACCCAGCGTTACTAGCCATGGCCACTTTTACATGTACGAACGACCAACACAGGAATAGAATAGACAAGGAGGACCCCATGACAACGAAGCAACTAGTGGACCGGTTCAATGAGCTCTCCGCCAAGAAGATCAAGGCATGGAAGGGCAAGACAAGCGACTTGGCCGTCAAGGTCGCAGCACTCGAGCTCACAGCGAGCCCAGCAGGGCAGGCAGTCGACGCGTTGCTGGCGACCAGTGATGCAACAAAGGCCAAGGAACTCGTCAAGAAGATCCCCAAGCGCAAAGTGGTGAAGATTAAGCCGAAGGGCGGCAAGAAGCTCGGCATCGGTGCCGCGGCCTACGCGCTGCTCGGCGAGATCAAGCACCACGAGAACGACAAGGGCGAGAAGCTCAAGGTCGCCGCGGCAGGCTCCCACCCCGTCGGCTTCTCGTACTCGAACATCCTGAAGAGGATGCAAGCCAAGTTCCCCACGTCCGCCGTCGACCAGAAGCACCTGCGGTGGTACGCCAACAAGATGCGGGAGCTGGACATCTTCGTCCCGGTCTACCGCGAGAAGTCCGACTGGGACCAGGAGGACCTCCATGGCTAGGATGAACTACTCGAGGGGAGGCGGCTTTAGTGCGCAACAGATGCCCCAAGCCATGGTGTCTCAAATCATCTGCGCCGATCGGGCGCAGATCCTGGCCGAGGCGAGGCAGGGCAAGTGTGCGGACTGCAGGACTAAGTTCGACACCAAGCACGGCCGCTACACGCTCTGCCCCAAGTGCAGGCCAGTACGGTAAGGAGGGAACATGATAGAGCACCTGCTAGTAGGTCGCTGGCCCGAGGGCGGCGAGGTAATGGAGGGGACAGGCAAGAGCAAGTTCCCGCAGATCCAGAAGTTCGTGGGCGGCTACGTGGAGATGCTGGTTATCAAGGTTGACGGCAAGCGTGCCCAACTCTGCATCAATGAGGAGGGCCTGCTGAGGAGGCTCCCTCCCAACCCGCGGGCATCCGCAATAGCCGGCAAGCTGATTGTCGGTAATGCGGTACTGCTAACCGGAAAGGACTTGCTGCGATGAGGTTATTCCTCGACATGGATGGGGTGCTGGCGGACTTCGACCAGCACCACGAGGATATGCTCGGCTGGCGCTCGTCGAGGTACGACACGGCAGCTGGCGGTCGGGACCTCGACTGGGACAGGATCCGGGAGGTCCAGGGATTCTTCCTGAACATCCCGCCGATGAAGGACATGAATGTGCTGTGGGGTTTCGCTGAGCCGCGGGGCCCCATCGTACTGACGGGTATCCCAGGGGACAGCGTGCCCGAGGCTGCTGACAACAAGAGGCTGTGGGTCGCCAAGCACCTGGGGCCTAGCGTGCCAGTCATCTGCTGCAAGGCCAGTGAGAAGTACAGGCACTGCTTGCCGGGCGATGTCCTGGTCGACGACTGGGACAAGTACAGGGAACGGTGGCGGAATGCCGGCGGGACGTTCATCACGCATACCAGTGCAGTTGAGAGTGTCAGACAACTCGAGAAGATAATGAGGAGGATACAGTGAAGAGACCATTGAAGATCGTGTCGGTGTCGGCGACGATCGCGACAGCGGATGGGATGACTATCAAGCACACGGCGGCTGTCGATGAGCTCGGCCAGGCCTGGGAGTTGAAGGGCGCAGAGCGGGGCGGCGGACAGAAGTGGAGCAAGCTGCCGGTATTGCCCGAGACAGTGGAAGACGATGCAGGAGGCCTTGTATGAAGAAATTTCTTAAGAGTCTCGCCATTGCTCTTGTCAGCGCAGTCCTGGGGTTTGTCATCCTAGTCCTGCTGATGGTCGCAACGGCCCAGGTCATGGTGTGGATCCAGGCGGTGATACCTTGAGCCCATTAGAGAAGCAGATGTTCAAGGCCCTTGAAGGCTTGCTTGGGATGTCCGGACTGCCAGGCACCACGAACTGCCCCGACAAAGACTGCCTGGTCTGTCCGCGGCAGCGGAAGGCCGTGGCTGATGCGAACGAGGTAGTGATTGCCTACAAACTCGCCCTGCTCGAGAAGACCAGGGCCCACATGGAAAGGACGAAACAGAAATGAAAATCGCGTACGTCAAGCGCCGGTTCCACCCGCCGTCGCTGGCAATCATAGCAGCCGCGAATGGGATCATCGAGTCGTACCAGAAGCAGGGCTATACGATGACGCTCAGGCAGATCTACTACCGCTTCATAGCGGCTGATCTGTTCCCACGGTCATGGGTGGATGACGAATACAACAAGAAGTTCGGCCATGCGCCGGGCACCAAGAACACGATGAAGAACTACAAGCGCCTCGGCGAGCTGCTGAACGATGCACGACTCGCTGGCCTGGTTGACTGGGACGCCATGGAGGACCGCACTAGGAACCTGATGGGCGCTTCGCACTTCGCCGACCCGCAGCACGCAGTGGAGGCTGCTGCACGGCAGTACCTGACCGACAAGTGGGAGGGCCAGCCCAGGCGCGTCGAGGTGTGGATAGAGAAGGATGCACTGCTTGGCGTGTTCGAGCGTGCCTGCCTCAATCGTGACATCGATGTCCCATACTTCAGCTGCCGTGGCTACAACTCTCAGTCTGAGATGTGGGGAGCGGCGCAGCGGATCCTGTGGTACAAGGAGAGGTATGGACAGGATACAACGATCCTGCAGTTTAGCGACCACGACCCATCGGGCATTGACATGGAGCGGGACATCCGAGAGCGGCTTGAGATGTTCCTCTGTCCAGTGACTGTCCGGCGCATGGCGCTGACGATCGCGCAGGTGAGGAAGTTCAATCCACCCCCGAATCCCGCTCGCGAGACCGATGCGCGGTATGCCGACTACAAGCGGAAGTTCGGGGATGACTCCTGGGAGCTCGATGCGCTCGACCCAGTCACACTCGACAAGCTGATCCGCGATGCAGTGCTCAAGGACTACCGGGACCATGGAGCCTGGGCCAAGGCGCTGAAGGCCGAGGCGCGAGACAAGACCCTGCTCGCGAAGGTCGCGAAACGATGGGATAAGGTGAAGCGCGCAGTACGGTAGCATGTAGATGTTGTTCATCTGATCCTCCTTGACTAGGGGCCCGCCGATGGGGCCCCTTCTTTTCTACTAGATCCCTAGTACTAACCCCGAAAACAAAATCGCCATGGCTACATTTTCTTGTGTACATCCTCCCAGTGCCGCAGTACAATATCCCTAGTTGAGCGCTGGGAGGACAAGAAGATGAAGATGTTAGTATTTCGAAACGCAGTTCAAGTCGCCCTGTTTACCGAGTTGGATGGCCAGTTAAGTGATGGAATGTGGGAGAACACCCGGCCATACGACCATTACAAGCCCTGGTGTGAAGCCGAGACGACCACCACCGACCAGTATGCCCTGAAGAACGACGGCAGCAAAGTCCTCGGACGGAACTTCTGGGCCCCGAAGGACAACTACAACTTCAACTCTTCATTCCTGCTCGAATGCGTCGGCGACCGTATGCTGAAACTTTGCCGCGATGTTGCCGGCCAGAACTTCACCATGGCAATGATGCGCACAGAACTTAAGGACATGATGAAGATAGTGAGGATGTCATGGTAGGCCGGTACTCTACCTGCTTCAACAGCAGTATCCGAGTGGTCGCCGCGCCGACCGACCCTAAGTGGCGTGAACAGCTTGAGGACGCGAAGGAACTGGACCAGAAGAATCGGGATTTCTACGGCTTCCGCGGGGATCGTGATGGCGAACTCTGCCGAGTACAGTGCAAGCAGCAGGCCGCTGGCCTCGAGATGGCCGAACTGGTGAAGACCTTCTACGGCTTCCGTGCCCGCACGGTCTTCATGGGCGGCGAGCCATTCGGACCGAGGTTCGACACTTATGAGGAACTCGAGAGGTGGCTGGTGGACGTGTGGCACGCAGAGGCACCGAGCCGACGCGAGGTTATCGACCGCGGAATGGGAGGGCGGTGACATGCGGGAGAAGTGGATCCGGTTCAACCCGAACACCGGCAAGCTGCAGATTCAGTACATTGAGGACAGTGTGCTGTTCAGCGTCGACACCGACAAGAAGGAAATCGCAGAGAACCTCGGCAAGCCGACCCTACGCCGACTGCTGGCCTCGCCGAAGGACAAGAAGGGGTTTCACAAACTAGACCGAAGAGGAGGACATTGACATGAAGGACAACGCGCAGTTCAGACAGCTCTACCACGACTCCATGGTCGCCGCTATGGCCGCCGGAGGAAGTGCTCAACCGATACCGATGCACATCAGCGGCTACGCACCAGTCGCGGATGGTGTCTGCGGCTTCGCCGGCGTAGTCATGCGGCCAGCGACCAGCGCCTTTGCCAAGTGGCTCAAGGCGATGCTCATCGCACGCAGCCACTACGGTGGTGGGCTCTACATCAACATCACTGACTTCAACCAGTCCTACACAAGAAAGATGGCAGCTGCCGAGGCAATGGCAAAGCACCTGCGGGACAAGGGTGGAGTCAATGCACACGCAGAAGGGAGGCTCGACTAATGTGGCAATGGGTCAAGAAGGAAATCTGTGACTGGTGGAAAGCAATCAAGATCGTATTTTGGGAGGACTGATATGGGTATCAACAACGAACAGATGGACCCAGAGTTCGAGCGGACTGCCCGACAGGTGAGTGCAGAGTTCGAGCGGACCGTCCGACTGGCGGCCGCGGCGGAGGAGTACCGTCAGAAACAGGACGCAATCATGGGCTACCGAGGGATGTACCCCGAGAAGGCCTCAGAGTTTCCTGATGCAATATGCGAGTGTGGTGAACCCTACAGTATGCACTCGCCTGGTCGCGATCCGAATGTGATGGCCTGCCGAGGGGAGGAGGAGTGCGGGTGCACCGGTTTTGAGTCGAAGGCTGATAAGTTGGTGACATGGGGCGACCTGCTCGACTATGCCAAGAAGCTTGCTAGGTTCCATTGGCACATGCTAAGGAGCAATTTTTAGATAGGAGGTGCCTATGAGAGGCCTGTAGAACACTGCCCGGACCGTCCAGGTTGCCCATTACGGCGTCCCGACGGCCCGGGCAGTGTCATTTATACCTGGCCGGCCCAGAATGCACCATCGACGCATATGTGCGAGTGTGACTTGCCCATGGGGTCAATCGAGGTGTGGGCGTTCATCCACGAGCCGATGGGGCCAGTGTACTCAAGGTTCAGGAAGGTGCAGGTGCCATTCCGCCGGTGCCCTCCCTCGATGCCAGGAGCGTGACCATGACCACTGACCACCTTCGACCCTATCTTCGCCAAGTTCCTGATTGAGCCCCTCGCCCCATTCGCTCCCTTGTCACCGTGCAGCGCCATCTGGAAGCCCGCGATCATCAGCGAGTCGAGGGGCGTCAGACAGTGCAAGTTCTTCTGTCTGCGCTTCTTCACCCAGTAGTGGAACGGGTCGGGTGTGAAGGCCCCGTGCTTCGTCATCACTGACCGCTCGGCCATATACGTCGCAGTCCTCAGGTAGAACAGGGCATTGGTCGGATCCTTCTTCCAGTCGGTGTTCTCCACCCACCGTCGGAACATATCATCATGGTTCGACGAAGTGATGAAGGTCTCCCTGCCCTTCACCTTTTCGATGACGAAGTCTATGGTCTCCCGAACTTCCTTCTCCATGTCGTCCATGCCCGACTTCCGCTTCGCTATTGCGATGAAGGGGCGATCCTTGTGGTGTGGTGTTCCTGCGTAGCAGTCGAACGTATCGTGGAGGATAATCTTCTTCGGCTTTAGCCTGTCGACCAGACCGCCGTCGCCGAAGGTTGCCCTTATCACTGCGGGGTCGGAGAACGGAGGATGGAGGTCGCCGACACTCAGTCCGGGGTAGTCGCCGGCCGGCTTGACTGTGCCGTCGGGCAGGTAAGCCTTTTCGAAGAAGCAGAATGCTCCATCCTTGCGGGCTGTGATCTCGTCGATGTGGAAGATCTTGCCGTTGACGAGCTTGACTACCAGGGCGCCGATGATGTGGTGGAATTCCCCCTTCTTGCCGGCCTTGGTGTCCGTATAGTTCTCTATGGTACAGGACCCTGTGGTCCACATCACCTTCGCGATGCTGTGGTTTGGTGTCGGCACGACGATGAGTTCGCGCTTCGGATGCCCGAGTATGGAGGACTCGCCATGCGACAACCCCTCGAGGTCACTCAGTGGATACTGCGCAGTCGGCTGGACGTGCACATCGGCGAGCAGCATAAGGTTGTCATTGAGTCTCGTCCGCTTATTGATGAGGAACGGGACGAGCTCCGGAGCCCACCATTGCGCGTTCTGCTGGCTCTCCTCCCACCGCGATGTCGGGTTCTTGTACCGACCAGGAGTGACCATGAGAGTTGCGAAGAGGTCGTCCCTCAGTCGCTTGAGGCCAGTCAGGAACCCACGGTGCACAGGTGTGGCATTCTGCGCCCAGGTAACGATGATGGTATCCGTCCACTCGAGGGTCGCACCAAACTCGAGCTTAGCCTCGACCTTCTTGCCGTCACCCCGATAGGGTGCTGTCGGGTCTGTCGTCTCGTAGCACTTCGAGTCCACTGTCTTGCACACCCATCGGTCCTTGCCTCTTGCAGTCTTACCGTTGCGAACCATGGGGGCATTGTTGTTAGCGCATCTGGGATTCGGGCATGGGTATGTCTTCTTCATTCTCATATTCTGTCGTTCATGTTCCGCGAACGGGACCAGCTACTGAACGGGTTGGCCTTTTGCTTGGAGATCCTCACGCATCTCTGGGGTTATCTTGATGGACCAGACGGGCTCAGGTTCAGAGAGCTTCGCATACTTCTTCAGCTTGGGCAGCATGTAGTCTGTAAGCCACTCCTTGGTCCCAGAGATGCCCACTTTCTGGCCACGGGCGTCTACCAAGTCGAAGGTGACATGGCCCGGTGTATTGTCCTTAGTAATCTTCCAGGTTGATGGATCATCATGCTCTGCAAACATTTTATGGTAGCTCTTCAATGTTGGGCTATCATTCACTGGGTGCAGGGGCACCTTCTCGGCCTTCACCCCATACTTCTTCAGGTACTTATCCATGAAGTTGGGCAGGATCTTGTCGTAGAAGCCCTTCATTCCCTCGCCGCCGATGTCGAGACCAAGTCCGGAGATAACCCCTCGATTCTTAGGGCCCCCTTCGACTGGAATAGCATTCATGTCGCTTTTATATGACGACCCTCTACCAGCTCCCTCACCTGTGATGATCTTCTCTGCGAGTTCCTTCCCGACCATATCAGCGAGCTCTGATTCAGATAGCCCGTCCTTCCCGACGACCTTGGCTCCATTCTTACGAGCTAAGATGCCATATGTTCCATCAGGATTCTTATCCCACTGCAAGGCATCGATATGCTTGCTCAGGTTATACCTGTCCGCTTGCTGCTTGCCAGTGGTCCAGCTTAGCGATTCATAGTCATTGTCCACGGCCTCCTGCAGCATGCGCTTCATGCCGAGCTCGTGCCAATCCTTCTTGAAGGGCGCATCAGGAACACCAGCTGGTTTGAACTTGTTCATGAGAAAGCTTATAGACCCTGGATCCTCATCCTCCCAGGTCTTAAGCTGCTCGAGAGCTTCTGGCTTGGTCAATTCTGAACCTTCACCGAACTCAGCAATACGATCCTCATCGGTCCAGACCCCATTCGGGTCATTCTTTTGCAAGAGGTCTCTCAGCTGCTCTAGAGATAGGTCCTCAAATGCAGGCTGCTTGGTTGCATAACCTTTCTTCCTGCCGGCTTGATGCCAGTCTGACTGGAGCTCCTCGATGAACAGTGACTTGCCACCAACGATTTCACGGTCCTTCACCCTGGCATGGAACAGACGGTTGAGGTCTAAAGTACTGTCGCCATAGTTATGGCCTGTTGGGACTTCGTAGTCACCACCAAGTGGGCCGCCGGCTTCATGGCGTTTCCAGTTATCGTACTCGCGCAATGCGTCGCCGGTCTTCCTTGCAGCCGCCTTGTACACGATCTTGCCACTAGGGTCTTTGATGACTTGCGAGGTCCCAGTATCTGAGATTGTAAACCCCTCAGGCAGCAGGATATTTGCTGGTTGCCGGCCCTGTGTAGGCAGGTTTGCTGTGTATTCGCGATAGTTCGTACCACCAGACAAAGTGTACTTTTCGAACCTTGGTGACAGACCTAGTGCACTATCCATCTGGTCCATAAGGTTCCTGGTGTAGTCGTCATACTGTGCAGCCAGTTGGCCTTGCTCGGCAGGTGACATGGTGTCCCAGTCATGGTCATCGATATTCATTGCCTCGTGGCGCCAGTCCTCGAACTCAAGAGGTGCCTCGATTTCCTCAGCAGACAGGTTAGAGAACTTCTTTCCCTTCGTGCCTCCGATCCAGTTATCTGTGATCTTCGGCATAGTCTCCTCGACCTTCGCAAGCACATCGGCTTTGGAGACCTTCTTGGTCCCCAGGGCCTCGAGCCATGACTTGAGGCCTGTAGTCTCTGCTTCCTTGCCGGCGTTCTTGGCGATGTTGAGGAACTGCGCGGCCGGTCCGGCGTTCGGCCCCTTCTCCTCGATGGTATCACCGAGCTTCGTGAAGAAGTTTCCGAAGTCCTTGAGGCGGATCGACCCACGCTCTAGTTCACCCTTCGCCCTGGCCTTCTCGTAGAAGTCACTATGCTTTGCGATCCACTTGTCAAATGCCTGCAGGGATGTTTTGCCTGTGTCCTTCTTAAACTGCTGGAATATGTTCTGGCTCTCACCGGCCGCAGTGCTTGCTGCGGTGTTCGGATAGATCCTGTGGATGTCAGCGATAAGTTCCTTTGGTGTGCCCATCTCACCATGGGCACCAATCTCCCAACTCGCCATCTCGATCTTAGGGTTATTGGCGATCATCTTCTCGAGGGCATTCATGGCCTGCTTGGTCGGCTCATGGAACATCTGCACACCGATGGCCTTAGGATCCCACTTGTTTATGCGGATGAGCTTGTTACTCTTGAGGGAGTTCATCATCGCCTCGTCATCATTGCGGAACTCCGCCATCTTAGATTTGATTTGGCCGATTTCATTCAGTGCGCCGAAGTGGTCCTGCCCCACATCGACTGCATTGCCATTGTTGTCGACGAACAGGCTCATGCGCCGGCTACCGAGTGGCTTCTCGAGGTCTAATGGTTTTGCATCTGCTTTCTCGATGAGCTCCTTCGTCACCGGGTCAGGGTTCTTGAATCGGATGGAGCCGCGCTCGAGTTCTCCGGATGCCTTGGCTCGCTGGTAGAACCCGCCCAGCGAGCCATCAGCTTTTGGGAATGCCTTGTTGACTGCCTTGTAGAACTCCTTGGGTGTGCCGGATCCGTGCACTCCACCTGGCAGGTCAAATGACACTGGTGAGTCGGGGTTCTGCGTGAACAACTTGTCGAGCGTCTTGAATGCCTTGTCGGATGGCCTTGCGCCAATCTGTATTCCGATCTCGCCTTCCTTCACGCCATACTTGCCCATAGATGGCTTGGTCGCATTGACGCGGATCATATCGTGGTCTGCCAGAGCCTTCTGCATGATTGCATCTGGATTTGCATTTGCACCGTACAGCTTCTCCACAAACTTCGGGTCGACTCCTGTCATCGCGCGTGGATGATCGGAATGCAAGGACAGCATGCGGCCATCTCCACCGATGAACAACTTGACCTTACCGGTCTGTTCCTTGATGTCCTCAAGTGCCGCGGGCTCAACGAAGTTGCCAGACTTGTTCTTTGCGATCTTGTCGAGCATTGCCGTCTTGGACTCGCCCTTAGCGAAGTCCTTCAGCTTTGCCGGGAGGGGCATCTTGTCTATGATGCGGTCCTCTATCGCCCGGTTCTGGCCCTCGTAGAAGGCGGAGTCCTGCTCCTCCCTGGGCAGCTTGGAGAAGGCCCCCTCTGGGGCACGGCGCTCTGGGCCACCGTAGTTCGTACGCTCGGCGGCTACCTCCTCGTCAGTGAATTTCGGGGCGTACGCAGTGTCGGTCTTGCGAAGGCTGGGGATCTTCGGCTGGTCGAGCGGGGTGATCCCGTATAGACTCACCGCCCCACGCTGGTCTCTCGCCTTGTTCTTGAACCAGTCCTTTAGGTTGAACTTGCCGGCGGGCATCGGCTCACCGCCTTCCGACGTGAAGACCCTCTTCATGCGGCCAGTCTTCGGATCGCGCACAACGTCAGACTTTGCAGTGACGTTCAGGTCCTTCAGGCTGATGTCCCCTGGTCCGAGCTGGATCGCAGGCTTCGGTCCAGGTGGAAGTGCACGTGCTGGGTTGGTCCGTGCTACATTCTGTTTGAACTCAGCCTGGAAGTCCTTCAGGTTCGAAGCCTCCATGCTGGATGGCAACTGTATCGTGCGCCCAGAACTGGGAATCACAGTTCCACTTGTGCTAGTTGCAGCCGGCAATGCACGAACTGGTGCGGCCGGTCGGTATGGCGTGAATGGTGCAGAGAGCGGCTTCGGTGCTCCGATACCATCATCCATCAATGCCCTACGCAGCATGTTCGCTGAAGAGCCCCTCTCCTTGAGGAACTTCGACATCTTCTTTATAGCCCAGGCCTTCGCAAGATTGCTGGTCGCGAGTCCTGCACCGACTGCTGCGAGTTCAGGGTTTCCGGTCGCTAGGCCTCCACCGATCTTCACGGCTGCAGTGCCCAGTTCCTTGGCCATGGCCAACTTTCCGGCCTGCTCTTGTAGACTGTTCGGCTGCTGCCGCTCAAAGACATTTTTCCGTCGATACAGTTCTTCCTCGAAGTTGAGGAGTTGGCCATAGCGTCGGCTGGCCTCTGCCGCCGGACCACTCTGTCCCTGTATGTCTACATGGTCATAGATCAGCTTGCGCAGTGCGGTTGCCTCGGCGACGAGTCCGGCAGTCTCTGGATTCTTAGCTGCAGCATTCCGCTTCGCAGTCGGATACTTGTCATAGTAAGCGTCCAGTTCTGCATTCGTTGTATGCAGCATGTCCTCAAGATCGGACAGACTATGGGCCTGACGATATGCTGCAGCTTCTTCTGCTAGTGCAGCAGCAGCTTCTGGATTCTTAATCCACAGCTTGGTGGGGATTGACCCAACTATTGCATTAGCAACCGGCGATGCATCAACTGCATCACCGAGCGCAGGATCCACAAACTGTGAGCGCTGCTCCCACAACTTCTTCTTAGCATTCTTCGTGACATCGATGACATCCTGGAATAGCAGGTTGGGGTCCTCACTCAGTGGCCGGCCAAGATCTGCGATGGACGCCTTAACTTCGGGCAGTACAGTCTCGAGGTTCACCTTGAACTGCGTGTTGGTGGCCTTCGGCTTTATAGCACGCATGGTCGCTTCGATTGGTGCAGGAGGTACACCAAGTACCGCCTCTGCTGCCCTGGTAGCCACGCTTCGTCCCAACTTCAATGGGACGCTCGCAGCTTTCTTCAATGCGCCGGCTGCCATCGCCTCACCCTCTGGGGTAGAGACTGCAAGGCCGCCGATCATGCCGATGGCATTGCCGACACCTGCAGAGGCCTTTTCCACATCGCCAGTATCGAGTCCCTCGCGGATCTTAGATCCGATCTCTGCAGCTTGCGGGCCGATCAGCGGTATGGCTCCGGCCACGCGATGCACAAACTCGCCGGCTCGATTGCCCTGCTGCTTGTACTCTTCCGCCTGACGGAACTGCTCTTCCTGTGGAGCAAGGAGCGTCCTGCGGGCTTCTATTGTGGCCTTACGCCGCTCTGCGTTTATTGCTGCGGCCTCAGCGGGAGTAGAACCAAGACCGAGCGACTTGTCCAAGCCGGACGCAGGGACGCGCTCAGGGATGATACCCGATGCGTTCACCAGGTTCTTCCCGAAGTTCCAGATGCCTGACACTACACTGGTCAATGGTTGTGCTGGGTCAATGCCTAGGCCTTCTGCAATGTTCAACGGAAGGTCGCGAGCCTGATCTTTTGCTACCTGGAAGCCACTGCGGTCCGTCTGTCGTTGTGCATAAACATCCTGACCTGGCATGGTAACAGGTGGTGCAGGGGCCTTCAGGAAGCCCAGGTCGATCTTAGGCGTGTCTTCGATGAATCCGAGGTCGATCTTCTGAGCCATTCTACTCCGTGTATCCTGCGCCCTTCAGGGCCGCTTTAACTGCCTGCCGGTTAGCAGGTGTGTCCGAGAGCTTGTTGTGGGAGAGTCCTTTGACTACCAAGTCCTCTGTGATCTTCTTGCCGGCCGGCGCTGCTTGCACATCCGGCTTTGGTGGTGCAGTCGGGGCCTCGGTCTTCGTTACTGGATCCAAGGCGTCCACATCCGCACCCAGATCCTTCAGAATCTTCCGGGCCTTTGCATCCAGGAAACTGAAGTCCCTTGGCTTTCCCATTCCCTTCGTGTACTGACTGTTCAGCGCCTCGAGCCTTGAGCCCATGAGGTCGATCGCACTGTCGATGGCTTCCTGCAGCTGTTCCGGCGAGCCGGCTGTATCGATGCTCTCCTTCCACGACTTGATGTCTGCCTCAGCGCCACCAGTTCCGCGAAATACCTTGGTTAGTTCGTTCGCCACTGCGTTCCTTGCCACCTCGAAGGCCACGACACGCTTGTCACCTGTCTCGCTCGCCAACCAGTTCGCCACTGAGTTGTACTTCTTGATGCTCGAGTTGTCCAGTGCCTGCCCGGCCTTGTGCAGTTTATCAAGATGGCCGACAACCGTATTCAGGGACTTAACGTTGTCTGCCGCCTTGCCAGACGTGAAGTCCTGACGAAGCTTCAGCCTCACGTTGTACTGCGAGGCATCGAAGTCCGGATCGAACTCCCCGGCCTTCTCCAGAACCTGCTGCCAGTATGGTGTCTTCAGGGCCATGCCTGATGGAAGCTGAATCTTATAGTCTACCAGTTGTCGCACGACGGACGTTACCCCTGGACTCAGTCCAGAAAGTGCGGACTCATTGCGCTGCCCGAGGGTCGCCGCAGGTATCACCTTACCTGGCGTTCCTCCGCCGCCCAGGGCTGCTGCATTCGCAGCCATGATCTTCCCGACTTCCACCGATATGCCATACTTCTTCAACTCATCGAGGGCCTTCTGAGCAAGCTTTGCTTCCGGTCCTCCCCTGGCGATAATCATTGCAAGCTCGGTCGGACTATCCACCTTCGCGAGCGTGGCACGAGTCTCCGGGCTGATACCCTGGGAGAGGGCCTGCATCCTAGCCTGCTCTGAGAACTCTGCAGGGTATTTCTTCTTGCGCTCTTCGTCGAGCTGGGCCAATGCGTTGTCCCATCCTGCTTGGTCAGTCGCTGCGCCGAGGATCTGTGCTTCGTTCTCTATGTTCTTCTTCAGCAGGTCTGCCTTCGAGGTCGCAACAGTCCTCTGCTCTGTTATCTTCGCCTGTGCCGCAGAGATCTGATCCTTGGCACTCATCGTCTCATCTACTAGTTGCTTCAAGAGCGCATCCGTAGAGGCTGGGTCATACTGCTGGGGTATTGCGCTCATGTGCTGTGGGTCGATCAGTTGTTCTGCCTGTGCCTGCTGCAAGGCCTGGGAGTAAAGGCCCGGCCTGTTTGCAGGGTCCCCATTCAGCACGCTCTGAGCCAAAGCTGCGAAGCGCTCGGACTTCTTAAGATGTAGGGTCATCTCCTTCTCTACCTGGTCGAGTGCAGCTTTGTGAACTGTCTGCTTGTGCACCTGATGCGCCTGTGCGATCTCCGGGTGACCAGCCTGTATCAGGTCGTTCATCACAGCATCATCATCAATCGCGATCCCCTTCTCAGGATCGTATGACGTGTGGCTGCGCACAATGTCCTCGTATGCCTTCTCGTCAACGACCTGCTTCTGTTCCTTCTGTGCAGTCCTCTGCTTCTGCTGGATGTCCAGGTCGTTAACCTGTGACTGCTGCGCATTCAGCTTCCGCACATCCCGCATGTTCCTTAGGGCCATCTGCTGGCCCCGGATCTCATTCAGGTTGGGGATAACTGGGGGCTTTACCCCCAAGGCGATGTTAGGATCGATGGGCATCGTGTCTCCTGTTCTTAAGCTTCGGCTTCCTTGTCCTTGGGGTTGTACAGTTGGTAGAACCCACTCAGTGTGTTGTTGAACGCGTTAGCCTGCCCGATGTACCCGCTGGCATTCGCGTTGCCTGCTTGCGTGGCGTATTCGCCCTGCGCAGCCGCGGCACTCCGGTTGATGTCATTGACTGCGCTCATCGACCCCTGCATTGTGTTACCTGCGCCGACTGTGAACTGCTGGGATGCCTGGTTCTGTCCAGTCGCTGCATTCTGTCCGAACTGCGCAAGGCTCATTAAGGGGTTTATCTTCCGCGCTTGGTTATCGTTGAAGATGCCATACGCCTGCTGATACTGCTGCTGGGCCCGACCGTACGCATTGCCGAACTCCTCAGACGTGTAGTCCTGGTTGAACTTCGACAGGGCCTGAGTAGTTGAGCTGCCCAGGTTGTCCCCACGTGCAGAGGCCTGGTTCATGATTGCTTTGTTGCCGGCTGCTAGCCGTCGCTCGAAGGCCGGATCCATCTGCACGGAGTTGGGGTCGAACTTCTGATCCCATGTAGGATTGAGTGTGCCTTCCTGGATACCTTTGCCGAGTGTATTGAGTGCAATTGTACCCTGCTCCTGGTAGGGCTGCAGGTTCTTCTGCTGCTGGGCATACTGTTCGCGCTGCAAGGCAAGCTGGTTGGCTGCGGACTCGCGCTGCTGGGCTGTAGCTTCACTCGCTGCCTTAGCCTGCAGGGCAGACGCATTGTTCGCTGCTTCGGCCTGCGTCTTGGCCGCCTTTCCCGAGGCCCTGGCCGAGATGATGCCTCCTACGATAGATCCTGCTGCGAGCGCTATTACTGGCATTTCGGTCCCGTCTCCTCTGGCCTCGATAGGCCTAATAGAATGCTATCCCACAGTACACCCTTTTTCATATAGCTTTTTGGATTTAATCCGTATTGCACCATACCGCAGCGCTTGGCAAAGGCAAGAGCTACCCGGTTGTATGCTGGGACCAGGGTCACCAATCGGTGGAACTTTGTAGCGTCCCACACCCACTTCTCCATCAGCTTGCCTGCCTTCACTGCCTTCGAGCCATACGCGCGAGGCAGCAGGCAAGTGTGAACTTCCGCCATGGCCATATTCTGGGTTACCAGCACGAACAACCCGAGCTCAGAGCCATCATCGTCATAGATCATCACATACCGCATCGCCGGTGTGTC